AAGACGTTCAAAAACAAAAACCTCACGTAATAGATGAAAGTGAGCAGGGCTTCAGCATCCTTATCAGACAAGATGATCGACCCTTCCGCAAGCGTCGGCGCCGGAAGCTGCGGCTTAAGCGTGCAAGTTTCGATGAGCGCGAGTGCAGCTTTCATCTGATCGTGCCGCAGGTCTTTGTAGCTCGCGATCTTGAAGTAATCGTAAAGAGCGTTGTAGACCGTCTGGTAGTGAACAGAGCTGTTCTTAGCGCGCGATTTGATGGCCTTGCGGATCTCGTACTGCTCTGTAGTCGTGATGAGCGCCGACTGTTCTGTCGGGGCTCGCAGCGCTTCTTCCATCCGGTTAAAAGCATCGATGTAGGCCCACTTGAAGGCCTGAGCTTTTTCACCAGTAAAGCCCATCGCCAAGAAGGTGAAACCGTCTCGCGTGAGGCGATAGGCTTTGGATTGAATTGGAGCCCCACCGCTTGGATTTGCGCGGGTTACAACCGTCTGGGAAAAATTCCCCAGACGGTCTTCGGGCAATTTTGAGAGGATTGCTCGGATGGCTTTTAGTACATCATTGTGAGGCTTTTCAAAGAAGTAGGCAACGTCCGTTGAAAGCGTGGTCGGCTGACCATTAACGATGGTGACGACAGGCAAGTTTTGAGTCTCAGGCATAGAGAGCTCCTTCGTAATTTTTGAGAATTCGCCATTTTTGAGATGGCGGCCAAGCGCTCAAAACCGTACGAAGTCGGCGGGCATATTCCCCTTTCGGGTATTGTATTAGCCTCACGCTCGGCCATATCCAGAGCTATCTGTTACTGGCACAGATACAAAAAAATCCGCTTGGCTGACGGGGCGGAGGCCGCTTCGTATGGTGTTTTGAGCACCAAAGCGGAGTATGCCCCATTCTTCAAAAAAAGGCAATAAAAAAGCCCCGAATATTCGGAGCCAATCAGGGTGGGCGGAACGTGTTGCAGCACGTCCCGCCCCGTTAACACACTCTTAAGTAGGAAAACAGAGTATGCAAACGAAAACTTGCACGCTTACAGCGGAGCGGTTTAAGGCTCTTGCCGAGCAGAGCCAGAATGAATTTCGCTTGCTGAACATTCAGCATCGGACGCTGGGACGTCTGTCGGCGTTGGTTTTGGAGTGCGGCTCGAACACCAACAGAGGTTGGTGGCTGCACATCTATAAAATGCCCAATCCTGTGCCAGAGCATGGATCCACCGGCAAACCTTTCTTTGTTTACCTTTCTGCTGTTTCCAGCGTAGAACTGGGTGAATGCGTCGGATCGCGCATCTGGCATGCCATCGAAATCGGATCAAGTAGTACAGGGGGAGTTTCAGCAACCGACGTTGCGCGAGAATGGTGACGCCGCAGGTGCAGCGCATCGGCATAACGTCAGCCTCCCCCGGGAAAACTTGGCAACCACGGTAGTGGGGGAGGCTTTCGATCCTTCCGTCCCAATGCTCAATACTGCGCTTTAATTCAGGATGCATTACGGTTCCAAAAATGAGATGTCTTGAAAAGACCCATGGAAGCCAGCTGGTCGGATAATCCGCGCAACTGGCTTCGGTTGGCCTTTTCTCTGTCAGAGCCGTGAAGGTACACTTCACCGTAAAGCCGTTCTGAGGCAGGCCTCTGACATAGCCATATAGGTCGAATGGCGTCGCTCGCAGTTCCCGCCGTGCCGTCGGCGGATCTTTCCGGTCCGGGGCATCGCACCCCTGCGTCGACCGTGCGCCGAAGCGTTTAGGCCGATTTAGGCAAGCGCTCATTTAATAACGCTTTGCCGTGAACCGAATACTACGGCATGCCTAATATTCGCCGCAACAGTGAAACTTCGGCATACCGAACTTGTTTGAGTTACGTCAAAAGAAAAGCCCGCACATGGCGGGCTTGGGTGGGTCTGGGGCGATTTAAAAAGCTTAGAACATGCTTGATCCGCTGCGGTCGCGGACCCGTCCGATTAAGAAAAAAGCGTCTAAATCACCATCATCCAACGTTTCATCAGGGATGTCGGGGTTAAGCGATTGCACGAGATACCCACCGCGCAAAAGCGGATGCAGAATCTTGACGCGCATAGAACCGCGGATCATGAACGCATAAATTTTCCCATCTAAGACATCCTTGACGCCGCAGTCGACAAGGATTGTGTCTCCATCCCAAAGCAACGGCTCCATCGAGTCCCCGTGCACCTTAAAGCGTTTGCAGTGATCTGGATTAATGCCCCTGGACTGAAACCAAGACCTGCGATAGCGAGCGGGGTTTGAATCACAGACTTCTTCAAAAATCACTTCACGTCCCGGCCCAGCCGAGCAGGTTACTGAATATTCTGGAATCTCGACGTATTCATCATTGTCAAGCGCGTCTCCTTCATCAAACACCGTGACGCTTGAAGACTTCATCGATCCTTTACCGGTCGATAACCACGCCGAAGACACACCAAGATAAAGCGCAGCCTTTTGGGAGTTTATGGACGTCATTTCTCTGGTCCGGCCGTTAAACCAATCCGTAACGCTTGACGGACGAACGTCACAAGCACGAGCCAAGCCTGACTTCGAAATCTTCGGATTGCTTTCTTTTGCTTGGGCGAATGCCTCATTAAGCCGTTCTTCAAGTGTACTCATCCCGGCCTCCGTGTCGGTATGCCGTAAATGTTAGCGTGAGTTCCTCACTTGTAATAGTCAGGCATGCCGTATAATCGGCGAAAGTTTATCTCCGGTATGCCTAAATATAATGAGTTCAGACCGAAAAATACCTAAGCATCAGGCTAAGCCACCTAAGCGTTTGCCTGCCCAAATTTCTATTGAAGTCGTTGAGGCTCTCGGCGGCACTTCTGCTCTTGCGCGACTTTGTGGAATTACTGCGTCGAGCGTTTCTGAATGGAAGCAAGAAGGCATTCCCAGAGCTTGGGCACTTTATTTGCGGGAAAGGTATTCCACCTTACCCGTCATGAAGACAGCTCAAGTTCGCGATTTTTGAGGTGACCTCATGGGTTGGAAAGCTTCCTTTTCCGTACGCGTAAGCGGCCTAGAAGATGGAACGTTGACCGACGTTCTGGAGGCGGTTGCGGTCTTTGTTGACGATCGCGATTTGACATCTGAGTGCTATCCGGCGCTCACATCGATCATGACCATTGCCAGAAAGTCACGCAACGTGGTGCGAGCCGCACTGAAAGAGCTCGTGAGCCAAGGTCTTTTGAGCTTTCGTCAGGAGAACGGAGAGAAGCGCTATTACCGAGTTCACTTGAATCTTTTGCCGCCATCAAAGATTGCCGGGTTCAGAAGTGAACCGGGTGATGAAGTTACCCCGGTTCAGAAATGCACCGGGTTCAGAAGTGAACCGGGTTCAGAAGTGAACGGGGAGAGGGTTCAGAAGTGCACCCCCACCGGGTTCAGAAGTGAACCGGGACCGGGTTCAGAAGTGAACCCCGAAATGAGAATGAATAGAGAACTGAATAGAGAAGAAGAAAAGATTAGGAGCGCGGACACGCGCGAAGGTACGAAAAACTGGACCGTCGAAAATGCGGACGAGGAATGTGAACCCCTTGAGGAACCTCAACCCCTTAACGTTTGTGAGCTGAACCCCTTGAGGAAAGTTAAGGGGACCCCTTTAGGAAAGTTAAGGGGACCCCTTGAGGAACCTCAACCCGAACAGGGAATAGAACAGGGAATAGAACAAGGAAGGGTTGCTCACGCTTCGCGTTCGCTACCGCGCGCGACGCACACACGCGAGGACGTGGTCGAAAAAAAGTTCGACTGCGAACATGCGGACGAGGAGGACGACGACAAGCAGAGCGCTCAGCCAGTGATTCCCGAAGAGCCGCCCTTTGACGCCGGTCTTTTCGACGAGGCTCAGCTGGTCGCTTCTGGAAACCTCGAATCTTTCGAAAACGAGGTGAACGCAGAAGTCGTTTTCTCTCCTGACGCTCAAATACCCATCGAGAACATCGAAATTCTCAACGCTACGGCATCCGATTCGATTTTTGGTACCGACACACCACCCAAAGATCAGAACGCCGCAGAACGCAAATCTGAGGCCATTTCCAAACCGAAGAGGAAGCGCGTTTCATCCTCCGTCGTCAAGGACAAGCCCGAAGACATCTCTCAGGAGGTTTGGGACGACTGGCTGACGACGCGTCGAGCGAAGCGCCTGCCGCTCACGCAAACTGCCCTCAACTCCGTCCGCCGAGAGGCCGCTTCTGCCGGACTCACCTTTCAGGCTGCCGTCACCTTCGCCGTCGAGCAGGGCTGGGCCGCCTTTCGCGCGGAGTGGTACCGCAACGCGACTCGCAAGGGCGACTCGACGAAGACGAATGCCCGCTACCTGACCGCCCAGGAGCGCTACGAAGAGCGCATGCGCAAGGCGGGGGAAATGAGCGACGAAGAGTACTTCGCCCAATTCGACCTTCCCGAAGAAATCCTCAACTACGAAAAAGCCCAAGAGGCAAAACGCCATGTCGCATCCTGAAGTCACCGCATCGTCTACTCAGCCCGTTCCGAAGGTCATCGAGCTCCCCGGAGCTCCTCCCTTCCGAGAGTGGCACATCGAGTGCCCCATCCATGGGCCCCAGACCGTTCGCACATACATGCGCAACGGGCTCTTTGGCGAGCCTAAGTGCTACATCTGTCAGCGCGAAGAGGGCGAAAAGATGGCCCGATCCGAGGCAATCAAAGGTGAGGCGCTCGCCACAACCATCGCCCTGCAAAACTTCTTCGGGCCGTCCATCGGAGGAGACGATTCGAGCGCCTGCTTCACCTTTGACCGCTTCAAAACCTCTGGGTTCCAACACGTCGAAAAAGCAAAGACTCTTTGCGAGCGATTTGCCGATCGCTTCGTCATTCGTGCCGAAGAACGCGAGCTCGCCCGGGCCTCGGGAGATCTCGGATGGCGCAAGAAGAACTCCATCGGCATCTTCCTGCGCGGACCTTGCGGCGTCGGCAAGACTTTCCTCGCGCTCTCGATCCTCAATCGCCTCGCCCAGCTCAGCGTGCCCGGCTACTTCGTGAGCTGCCCGTCCCTCATGACCGCAGTGCTCGACCTGCCTTTCGGGGAGAAGTCGACGGCAATTCGCCTGCTCTGCCGCGCCTCCGTTCTTGTGCTTGACGACGTTGGCGCTCAGGCGTGGAAGCCCTCCGAGCAGCAACTTCTTTTCCAAATCGTAGACGGGCGGATCTCCCGCGGACTACCCATCATCGCGACCTCCAACCTCATTGGTAAGCAGCTGGAGGAGTGTTTGACGACGCGGACTGCCCAACGCCTTTTGGCCTCCACGGTCTCGATTGATGCGGCTAGTTGGCCGAACTGGCGAATGGCGCGACATAAAAGCCTCACGCTCGAAACGTTTGTGGAGGGCTTCTGATGCCGCCCGCCGCCTTCGATCAGAAGCGAGCTTGTATGCGATGGATCTACGCACAACGGCGACTAGGCCTGCCGCTCTCTCCGTACCACATCGAACGAATCGTCGATGCGCTCGAAATGCAGATCGACGAGGTGCCCGACGAAATCGTAGACGACACGATCCTGACCTTTGGCATGAGCTCCTTTTTGATCTGCGAAGACTGCGGTACTCCGGGCATATGGCCAGGATCACGATTTGATGCTCTGCGCAGCGAGTTTTGCCGCTCCGAGATCATCTCGCGACGCGCCGGTCAGTGGCCGGAAGTTGACTCCGTTCAGCTCGAATTCAACCGTAGCTATTTCAAGCGGGTGAGGGCTCGGCTTGAAGGAAATGATCCGGGAATTTTCTATCGGCACACCCACTCCCCAATCAGCTTTGACAACGCCTCACCAACCCCAAACACAACCGACGACGAGCGACCTTTTTGAGGACAAAAAATGAACGCCACACAAATTGCATTAGTCGTTTTCATCTTGCTGGCGAACTACCTCGTGTTGGTTCCGGCACTCCTATCAACCTCTGCCGTCCCCACGCTTCTTCTCGGCATTTTCTGCGCTGCGGCACCTGCCGTTTGGGCAATCAACCGTTTCTTTATCAAGCACTAAAGGGAGCTTCCCATCATGAATAACATGAGCAAATTGACCATTGGATCCGCAGCCGGCATTTTCGCCGTTATCGCCGGCGGATACGCTCTCGCATCTCTTACAACCGTGCCGGCAGGTTATGTCGGTGTTCGTGTGAATCTTTACGCAGATAAGGGCGTTGACAACGAAGTAGTCGGAACTGGACGCTACTTCGTTGGCATTAATGAACAGCTTTACAAGTTCCCGACCTTTAACCAGCTGATCAGCTACGAAGAGCCCTTCACATTCCAAACTTCCGACGCGATGGACGTTCGCGCCCGCGTCGGCTTGGAGTACGCAATTGAGCCGGAAAAGGCGGCAACAATCTTCCAAACTTACCGAAAGGGCATAGACGAGATCACAGAAATCAACCTTCGCCAATACATCAGCGATGCGCTCATAAAACACGCTGCCGGCATGGATATCAACGCACTAACTCAGGGCGGAAAGACGAATCTTTTGGAAAACGTTCAGAACGAGATTCGCGGAAAACTGGCACCTGTTGGTATTCGCATCGTAAAGCTCTCTTGGGTGACCGATCTGGTCTATCCAGAACAAGTAAAAGACTCAATCAACGCCAAGATCGAAGCAACTCAGCGAGCCCTTTTGCGAGAAAACGAAGTGGCTCAGTCCAAAGCAGAAGCACAGAAGCGCATCGAAGAAGCCCGCGGTATCGCTGAATCTACTCGACTTCGCGCGCAGGCCGAAGCAGATGCAATCGCAATCAAAGCCAAAGCGCTTCGAGACAACCCAGACATCATCCAACTCAACGCGATTGAAAAGTGGGATGGCAAGTTGCCCAACATGATGACCGCTGGCGGCACTGTTCCTTTCGTTCCGGTGAAGTGATGACAAGCGTTCTTATCGGCATATGCATGATCGTTTGCGCGTACCCAATCGCAATTTTGATCGGCTTGATTATCGGTATCCCTTTCGTTTTGATAGGCACTCTTTCCCTTGCATTAGCGCATCGGATCTTCATCGGTCCAACAGAAAAGTTCGATGTCCAATCGGTTATGAACAAGATTAGAGATGAAGCAGCGCCATTAATCGGAAGGATCTCTTTGTTCTCCAGTGTCTTGATTGGCATTGCCCTCATTGCCAAGGGGGTCATCGAATGAAGATCGATTTCAACTTAACAAACTTGTTGTCGACTCTTTTTGCTTCAGTGACGTACTTGCTAATTCGGACGAGTTGCAATCAAAAAGATAAGACGTGGTTTTCTGTCTTTACAGATTTTTTGTTAGGCGCGTTGTGGCTGTTTATTTCAATCAGTCTTGCTTTTACGGAATGCATCTAATGACCGATCTTTTCAGCGCTTCAATGCGACTTTACGGAGAACCACCGCACGCCTGCATAGATTGCGTTCATTTCGCAGGAGCGTTGCTGGACAAGGGAGGTTTCCTTTTTGCCCGACGCTCGGGCTACTGCAATGTGCGCGTGAAGCGAGGCGATTGGAATGTGTTGCAGCGCATAGACACACCGCGCCAGTGCAAGGACTTTCAAGAAGCCGACGAGAAATTACGAGACAAACGCGCTAAGGCGCTCGCCTTCTACTCAAAAAAGCTACAGGAGAAATCATGAAAAGAACGCTGTGCTTTAGCGGACTTCCTTGGCCAGGAGTTCAGCTCTCACAGAACGGGCGCTCTCACTGGGCGAAAAAGGCTGCGCTCACCAAAAATGCGCGCAAGGCGGCGGCGTACTTGTGCAGATCCGCTCTGGATGGCCCTCTGCCCGTACTGAAGGCAGGAACAAAGCTGAATGTTCGGCTCATCGTTCTGCCGCCGGACAACCGCCGAAGGGATGAGTCAAACATGATCGAGAGATGTAAAGCCTATTACGACGGAATTGCGGACGCTCTCGAACTCGATGATTGTCTTTTTCATCATCGTGAACAAATTTGGTTGGAGCCGAAAAAACCCGGAAATATCTGCATTGAAATCGACTGGGAGGAGGAGGAATGACTGATGAAGAACTCGACGAATACCTGACAAACTGGGGGCGCTGGAGCAGAGAGTGCAAAACGCCAAGTCGTTCTTTCCTTGCTCGTCTTATGGCAGATGCGGGGTCGTTGCCTCAAGAGGAGAAGATGGTTCAGGTCGATATTAAAAAAGCTCTTCAGGTAACTCGCGCTTGGCGAGGAATGCCGGCAACAACCTATACCGATAAGTGCATCAAATCACTCATCGGCATTTTTTATGCCTATCCAGTCTCTCAGGAGAACATGTTACTAATCATGCGGAAGCAATTTAAACTCCGCATGAAATACAGGGATTTCGACCCGTTCATTGAACGCGGACGAATAATTTTGAAGAACCGACTTGAAAAAATTCTATGGGAACCTATAAAATGACAATCAAACTTGATTCCCGTCTTGGACGTGTGTGGACCTGCTCTCTTTGAGCGGTCTTTTTGCGCCCAGAGAAAGTGAAAGCTCGACTCAGCAGAGATCGGGCTTTTTCTTTCTTTTCCAAACAAGGCCGCATTGGTATGCCCAGTGTGGCCTTTTCTATTACCTGTACCTTGCGAAGTTCGTATGGCTGTTCAAAAGAAGTCCGCTCCCCGCAAGCCGGGTAGACCAACTAAGTACACACCCGAGCTGGCCGAAAAGATTTGCGACTTGATTCGAGAGGGCTTGTCTGAGAGGGAAATTTGCTCTCAAAAAGGAATGCCGTCAACAGTCACAATTCGCACTTGGAAAGACTCTAATCCCGAGTTTCTTCTTCAGTCCGCGCGCGCGCGTGAGGAGAGCGCCGCTCTGTATCGCGAAAAAGCGCTCGGCATTGCGCAAGAAACTGCGAAAACTGCGGTTAAGGCGTTACGAGGTGAAATCACTGACGCTCTGGGTGAGCCGGTTAAAGATCTTCCGCGAGGGTATGTTGAGGCTCAGAAGCTCTTGGTTCAAGAGCTGAATCGAGAGGCAGCCATCCGCGACGACCGAAACTACGGTGACCGCCGGCGCGTTGCCGTGACCGGCGCAGATGGCGGTGCAGTCAAGATTGAAACGAAGCAGGTCACCTCGCTTTCAAACGAAGAACTGCTAGAAATTGCTCGTATGGAGCTCCCCGAAAATGAAGGAGAAGATCGATAGGGCTCTGATTCTCGCTGCGCGTCATGAGCTTAGAATCCGCGCAGCGCGTCAAAGTCTTTCGAATTTTGTTCTTGAAACCACTCCCGGATACCAAATGGGGTGGGTACATCGCGAAATCTGCGATGAGCTTGACGGGTTTCTGCAAGACGTCGCAGATAAGAAATCGCCGCGGCTCATCATCTGCATGCCGCCCAGAAGTGGGAAGCTGTGCGCAGACAGCACGCCGGTATTGACGACGAAAGGCTGGAGAACCCACGGAGAGCTTAAGGTGGGAGACGAAGTTTTTTCTCCGTCAGGGAAGCCGGTTCGAGTTATTGCAATAGGCCCTAAAAACATTGCCTCTCATGAGGTAGAGGTGTCGACAGGCGAAAGGTTTGCCGTTCATTTAGATCATGAATGGACAATTTATTCTCGTCCGCAGGCAAAGTACAAAACCGTCGAAACAAGATGCTTGATAGAACCTTCCCCCAGAACAGGGAAGCCCATCAGCTTAACAACGGGGCTAATGGGGAAGCGCGGCGGAAGATACCTGTATCAAATTGATAGAGTAAACCCCTTACAGTTTGAAGAGGTCCAACACATCCTGCCGCCGTATTGCCTTGGTGTATGGCTTGGAGATGGTACATCTAGTTCGCCAAGAATAAATATGACACCTCTTGATGCCATGGTTGTTAAGGATGCATTTGAAAAGTTGGGGGTGCCGATAACGGGGGAATGGGAGCACTCAACTACAGGTGTTGTTACGTTTTCATTCGCGAGCGGAGTACCACGGCGTCGGAATAAGTTTTCTGCGGACATGAAGCGATTGAGATTGTTCGACGGGAAATATGTGCCCGACGAATACAAGTTCGACTCAGAAAGCAATTTGAGGGAACTAATCGCAGGGCTGATGGACACCGATGGCACGTTTGTCAATGGCAGATATGTTTTTTCAACCGTATCAGAAAAGCTTGCTCTTGATGTTGCTGAGGTTATTCGTTTAATCGGAGAAACGGCTCATATTAGAAAGATTGACCCGACCACGAGTACTAGCGGCATCGTTGGAAAGCGCTCTGTATACACGGTTAGTTTTTTCCCGACAAAGTCAATACCGTGTCGTTTGATGCGTAAAAAAACGACCAGAGTGCGGAAGGAAAAGAGGCACGCGATCGTTGCGGTCAAGCAGCTCGAGAGTCCAAAGATAGGCAACTGTATTCAAGTTGATTCAGAAGATGGTCTATATGTAATAGGTAAAACCTTTGTTGCTACGCACAATAGCGAAATCGTTTCTCGATCTTTTCCGGCGTATGCATTTGGGCTGTATCCAGACCTTCAAATCATTGCGACGTCGTATTCAGCAGATCTGACGCAACGTTTCTCGCGTGACGTACAGCGCAAGATCGACGATCCAAAGTACGCCGAGATCTTCCCTGAAACATCGCTCAACTCAAAGAACGTAAAGACCTCTTTCGGCTCATTCATTCGAACCGCAGAGCTCTTTGAAATCGTTGGGCATAAGGGCGCCTACCGCGCCGCCGGTGTCGGCGGAGGCATTACAGGCATGGGCGCTGATTGCTTGGTTATCGACGACGCAATTAAAGATCGACGCGACGCGAATTCTGCGACGATTCGAGAAGCGCTTTGGGACTGGTACACGTCGACGGCATATACGCGCTTATCTCCTGGTGGCGGCGTGATCGTGATGTGCACACGCTGGCACCCCATTAAGGACGATACGCCCGTACTTACGCTTGCAGGATGGAAACGACATGGCGACCTTCAGGTAGGCGATAGGGTTTTCGGGATGGACGGAAGGCCGGTCGAGGTTACGCACGTTTGCGAACCGGTTTGGTGTGATGTTGCCGTCGAAACGCGAACGGAAACGGTTATTTGCGGATCAAAGCATTTATGGCCGGTCAAAAGCAGGCCGACCCATAATTACGTTCTGAAAGAGGCCGGAAACCTGCTCGACGACAGGCAGAGAACTCTCCCTCGGCCTGATCCGCTAGATTTTGGAGAAAACGAACCCCTCCCAATTGATCCGTATTGGTTTGGTTTGTGGCTGGGGGATGGTTCGAAAAGCGGCCCCGATATTCGATGCGGACATGCTTATACGGCACATTGCGAAAGTACGCCGTATTCGTTTACGCGATATACGGATAAGGTAGGCAATTACTGCTATCGGTATCGACATCAAGGACTTCGAGGAAAGTTGGTCAAACTAGGTGTTCTGTTTAACAAGCACATACCTAGATGCTACTTACACGCGTCTATAGAGGACCGTTTGGCGTTATTGGCTGGCCTTATTGATTCTGACGGCGATAAAACCAACAACATTCAGCGATTCGCAAACAGCGACGAACGGCTGTACTCCGACGTAAAGGATTTAGTTTCGTCGCTCGGTATGCTTTGCAACAACAGAGAGGTTGTTAACCGCAAAGGGACGATTGCAAAAGACGGATATGAACGAAATTACGATTGCAACCGTTTCAGCTTTTCTCCAACAGTAGACATACCGTGCAAGGTGGAGTACAAGCGGTGCAAAGCGATTCGAGCAAAAGAACGGCAAGTACATTTCAGGAAGGCCAGTTCTAAAGAAGCTGGGTGGGGTAGGTGCATAACAACTAGCGCAGTTGACGGCATCTATCTAGTTGGTAAAAGCTTGATGCCTACTCACAATTGCGATGATCTGGTCGGTCGCTTGCTTGACCGTGCAGCATCCGGCGAAGGCGAGCAGTGGCGCGTCATCAACTATCCCGCCATTGCCGAACACGACGAACCGCACCGTAAGGCCGGCGAGGCTTTGCACCCCGAACGCTATGACCTCAATGCGCTGCTTCGCATTCAAAAGCAGGTCGGCTCCCGTGACTGGGCGGCGCTCTATCAGCAGCACCCAGTGCCCGACGGCGGCGGACTCTTTAAAGACGACTGGATTCAGCATTGGGACAGCACGACGCTTCCCAAGACGTTCGATGCCACGTGCATATCGTGGGATATGACGTTCAAGGGTTCCGAACACTCGGACTACGTCGTTGGGCAGGTGTGGGGGCGCAAAGGCGCGAACTTCTATTTGCTTGACCAGTTCCGAGGACAGTGGGACTTTGTGAAAACGGTAGAACAGTTCGTTGCTTGCGCGGAAAAGTGGCCGCGAGTACTTCGAAAGCTCGTGGAAGAAAAGGCAAACGGCGCCGCTGTAATCGCGACGCTGAAAAAGCATGTTTCAGGGCTCATCCCAATCAATCCGAAGGAGTCCAAAGAGGCTCGCGCGGCCGCAATCACGCCGCTCTGGGAAGCAAAGAACGTCTTTCTTCCGCCGTCCGGTCTCTATCCGTGGGTAGCTAAGGATTTCATACCAGAACTGCTCAGTTTTCCGGCAGGGGCTCACGACGATCAAATCGACAGCATGAGTCAGGCTTTGTCTGAGATGAGCAGGGGATGCGTCCGAAGAACTCACCCGAACAACTTAATCGCGCTTGGCCTACGGTAAGGCGCAAAGCAAAAACAAAGCCCGCAGGAGTGACAGCTCTCGCGGGCTTTTTTGTATCCACCTCACTGACAGGTGAATCATGAATATTTTATCGACTTTTGGCGGCTTCGTCGCCTCTTTCAGGATTTTGACCGCAATGCTTGAGAAGACTGAAGACAAGATGCGCCCGCTAAGTTTTCGCATCTTCAGATGTGTTTTCTGGCTTGGGGCGGCCGCTTTAATCCTTGGTTTCGTTCTTTATGAGTGGATTAAGTGGGGGCTCCTATGAGCAAAACCAAAGAAGAAAAGGCGGCGGACAAGAGGCGCAAAAAGGCGTATCGCAAGGTCGAGGAGCAAGAAAAGCTGCTCGCTCAAAAATTCCGCGATCAGCGTGAACGCGCGATTCAGTCAATGAGCGCTGGCACGATGCTCATCCCGCCGCGCACATGCGAAGTGCTGAGATCTCTCGATGACGTCAAAAAGCACTTTGCTCCGCCGCTTACTTTGGGGTATCCCAAGGGCGGAAAAGAGCGCGAGAAGCTTGCCGAAGCGTGTGACCGAGCTGGCTACTACGACGCGATCTACAACACGCTTACTCAGCACGCCTCCGACCTTGGGCAGTATCCCGTAACCTCTTTTATCGGTTACGGCGTCCTTCAGCAAATCGCCCAGAACGGCATGATTCGATCATGCATCTCAACCGTCTCCGATGACATTACGCGCGAATGGCTGACCATTATCGGCGGCGATGAATCAGACGGCGAAACCGTCGATATGCTGAACGATTTGCAGGAGACGAAATACCACCTCAAAAAGGTGTTTCATGACGCTATCGATCTCACTGGGTACATGGGCGGTTGCTTCATCTTCATCGACACAGGATGCGATGAGGAGGACTTAGAACTTCCGCTCGCTATCAATGTGAAAAGTGCGGAGCTCGGCAAGGACACGCCCCTTCGCTTTATTGTCGTTGATCCGATCAACTGCGCGCCAGTCGAATACAACTCCACAGATCCGCTCCGCAAAGACTACATGCAGCCGAAATCGTGGTGGGTGCTCGGCAAGAAGGTCCATGCCTCGCGCTTAATTCCCGTCGTCGACAATCGGCCGCCGCAACTGCTGCTGCCGAATTACAACTTCCTCGGGATTCCGCAGGCGCAGATCCTTTGGGACTACGTCATTCATTGGAACTCTTGCCGCGTAGCGACGGCAAATCTGCTCACCAAGATCTCTCTGCTGGTCTACAAGACCAATATGAGCGCATTGATGAGCGATCCGAACGGCATTGCGACTCTTGACCAGAAGATGACGGCGCTTCAGCGCTATCGAGACAATGACGCCGTTTTCGTGGTCGACAAGGATGAGGAAGATGTAGCGAACATCCAGACTTCAATGGCTGGATGTACGGATGTTGTGCGGCAGTCGCTTGAAATGATTGCGGCCATCAACCGCACGCCGGCGGTAAAGCTACTCGGTATCAGCCCGAGCGGCTTTAACGCTACTGGTCAAAGCGACATCACGAACTACTACGACTACATCAAATCGAAGCAAGAGCTTCGACGAGACGCGATCTTGAAGTGCCTCAAAGCTATTCAGATTGTTGAATTCGGCGAACTCGACGATTCGATCAGCGTGAAGTTCAACGAGCTCGGCGTTGATCGTGAAGCTCAGAACGCCATGTCGGCGCAGTCCATTGCCGGCACGCTTACACAGCTTGCCAGCATCCAAGCCATCAGCGCTGGAGAGGTTCGCGAGGCTGTGAAAAAGTCTCCGATCATGGGTTTGGACTGGCTCTCAGACGATGCGCCGGATGCTGAGCCAGATGACATGTTCAATGAATTCGGCGGCCTTTCGGAAAAGGGCGATCTGCTGCAAAACCAACCGACGCCACTCGCGCCGCAGTCCTCCGAAAGCGCCGCCAATCCGCCTGACGAATCGCGCCAGCTCATTCAAGGAATGAACTCAAATGACAGCAAGAGTGAAGACGATTCGAGCCATTGAGCCCAACGTCGGCACTCGAAAAGCGTTTGAGAAAAAACTGTCTGCATTCTCGCGAAGCTTCCTGCGGGAGGCGATGGGCGAGATTGTCACCGAGCTGTTGAACGAAGGCTTGCTTGTTCCGGAGGCTTCGGATGCATTGCCGAAGCTGACGGCGCGAGAACGCCGGATTTTCGAGAAGGTGAATGCGGGTTTAGCCAAAGGCATCGATCCGGAGACGCTGCGAGAAAGGATCCGCTCAATCAGCGCAGTCAAAATCGCGCGCTGGCTGATTGCCGCTGAGCAGAAAGCCAAAGAAATTTCGTACTGGTTTTGCCGCTCGGCGGCGCGCGACGTCACGCTGAGCCAGCGTCGCGCGCTTGCCGCAGCAGGCATCTCGCAAGGGTGGCTAAAGAGCAAGTTCGACGTTCCGATTATTCGTGGTCAGTACATCTCTCGGCCGGCCGCAGAGCAATTGCCGAAGTACGTTGAAGATGCCACGACGCTCATCACCAAAATGACGGGCACCGACCTCGCACGCCTTCAAGACGTTTTGTCGGAAGGTTTATCGAGCGGAGCAGACCTCGCAACAGTGCGCAGAACGCTTGAAACCTCCCAGGGCTTCGATGCCGCGCGCGCACAGCGTGTTGCGCTCGATCAGTCGGTAAAGGTCAATCAGGCTATCCAGCGCGCTAACAGTATGGCCGTCGGCATCACCGAAGGTATTTGGATTCATGTTCCGGGCAAATACAGCTCGCGGCAATCACACATCTCTATGAATGGCAAGCGCTTCAAGCTTTCTGAAGGGCTGTATGACTCGGAAGCGGGGCGCAACGTCCAGTGCGGAGAGCTTCCGTTCTGCCGATGCGTATACAAATCAATCATTCCTCCTGATCTGCTGACAACGACATGACACAAGAAATACTAGCTTTTGATACGTCAGAGCCGAATCGGTGGATCGACGACAACGGCAACCTGCACGTCAAAGTTTCGCACCTTACCAAAGCACAGGTGCGGCCTTATTACGGCTTTGAGATCCCAAACAGCGAACAGCTCAGACTCAAACCGGACAAGATTTACAGAGGGTACTGCCCGCCGGAAGAACTGAGTAAGCCTGAGACGATTCGAAGCGTTCAGGGCATACCGATCCAGCTCAATCACCATCGGGACTATCCGAAAGCGCCCGCGCTCGATACGCGCATTGGATCAACTGGTGATACGGCGGCATGGAATCCCCCTTATCTCGATAACTCACTGCACTTCACAGTACAGAAGGCAATCGATCGAATTAACGACGGCTCGATGCGTGAGCTCAGTCTGAGCTACCGATACACGCCCGATTTTGAATCGGGCACTACCCCAGACGGGGAGCCTTACGACTTCATCATGCGTGATATTTCCGCCAATCACGTAGCTCTTGTTGAAGAGGGTCGCGCCGGCGACGATGTTTTGGTGGCGGATTCAGCTTTGGAGAAAAGCGCTATGGCCGATGAAAAGAAGCCTGAAACCGCCAACGACGACAATCCGGCGGTTGAAAAGAAGGAGACGGCGCTAGCTGACACGATCAGTAAAGCCGCCGAAGAAATCAAAAACCTACACACGACCGATGAAAAGGGGAATGTTGTGGACAAAACTGACGACGAAACCAACGCCAATGACGACGACAAGGGCGCCGAGATCAAGAAGATTCTTGACTCCCTTAAGGAAAAGGGCTTGAGTGACGACGATCTGGCTGTGCTTGAAGGTCAGCTGACCGATCTCGTATCAGCCGCTCCCGAGGCGGGAGAAACGGGCGACGAAGATCCTGCCGGCGACCAGCCGCCAGAATCTGCTGCCGACGACGAAGATAAAGACGATGGCGCCGACGGTGATGATCTGATCGGTGACGCTCTTAAGGCTTGCGGCCTTGATGAGGCGCCCGAAGCGGTCCAGAAGGCTTTTGCTGAGGGCGTGCGCTTCGGCGAAAAGAAGGAAAAGGCAGAGCCCGAAAAGATCGACGAAGAACACGAATCTGATGGCGAAGAAAAGGCGCTTGGTGAGGATGCAGCTCTGAAGAAGCTTGAGAAGCAAATCTTCCGCCGCATCCGCGCCGCCTATGACGCTGCCGAAGAATGCAAGGAGTCCATCGGCCGCGTTCGCCCAGAAGCCTTCGACAGCGCTGACGACATTTACCTTGAAGCGCTTAAGCGCGAGGGCGTCAACATCCGCAACATAAAGCCAGAAAACGCACACTCCGCTTATACAGCCTTCGTTGAAGGCAAGAAAAAGGGAGCGAGTCGCGAAGCAAATGACGCCGCTCCCAAGAAGCCGCAGGGCACCGGTCGGCTCAGCGCACTTTTCAACAAGATCCATAAGGAGCAGTAAACATGGGTTTCCAGAAGTCTGTTGCTTCGATGCCGGCCATTGGCTTGCCGGGTACCGAAGTAAATCCGGGACAGGCCACCTACACGGCCTTTAACTACCTCAGCGACGGAACGGTTTTTGCCGGCGGTTTCGCTTTTGCGAAGGACGTTGAAGAAAACGGTCCGGTAGGCTTTAACGCCGCATCGGCTACCGGCAAGGCCGGTGCTCGCGTCCTCGGTTTCGTTGAGCGCAACTTGATTTCGACGCTTCCGAATCCGCTGGTTGAAGCGTCCAACACCTATCAGGCCGGTCTTGGTCTGAACATTGCCGTTCGCGGTCAGTTTTACGCTGTGGCGGCGGGGGCAGCCACCGAAGGGCAGGCGGTTCTTTGCGATCCGGCCACGGGCGAGGTCACTTATGGCGATGCCGGCGCCGCAACGGATACGGGCTGGAAGGTTCGTATGCCGCAGGGCGTCATCGATGCCGTCGAGGGTGACATCGTGATCTATGAAAACTTCGGAGTTTCGATTGCTGCCTCCGCCGCCTCGGGCGCTGCGGTTGTTGGTGAAGCCGAGGTCGGTTCTGCTGAGGTGGGTGCGTAATGGCGTACACGGCTACTGGTTGGAAGAACGGTGACCTGATCACCGCCGATTTGCTCAATCACGCCGAAGAAGGCATTAACGCCGCATCTTCTGCTGTTGATGAGCTGAAGAAAGCTACGGCCACTGCCACGGCGCTTGCCGCCGGCGAAGCCCCTACCGTCACTTTTGACGGAAGCTCTTTCGCTTTTGGTATCCCCGCAGGCGCCCAAGGCGCTCAGGGAGCCAAGGGTGATAAGGGCGATACGGGTGCTGCCGGTGCCGCAGGCGCTGATGGTGCCGACGGCAAAAACGGCACCAACGGGAAGGACGGTGCGGCTGGCAAGCAAGGCGCCTCTTTCCGCGTGTCCGCCGCCGCTCTTGCAGACGATCAGGCGGACATTGCCGCCGATGCGCTGGCGCCATCAAACGCAGTCCTGCCTTACGCAGTCGGCGATACGGTGCTTGATGCGACTACCAAGAAGATTTACGCCATCACGGCCGTAAAGTCCGGCGTCGCAACGATCGGCACTGCAATCGCAACGCTCCCGTAAATCCAGACGAAACAAATTACCTCCATGCCTCCTTCGGGAGGCATTTTTTTTGAGGAAAAGATATGTCCACGAAAATTACTGATTTCGAACGCGCTAAGGAGCTAGGCATTGGCTCGGTGAGCGCGGTCGATTTCTTCCCGCACACCGAAGTAGATGGCAAGTTCACGCTTGCCCCGATGAGCGAAATCAATGCCAAACTCGCTAACGACGCGGCAATGACGACCTCCGCGAACATCGGCATTCCTGCGTTCTTGGTAACGTATCTCGATCCGCGCGTGGTTGAGGTGCTCTTTGCCGCCATGAACGCCGGGCAGATCTTCGAGAAGTCTCAGATCGGTAAGTTCGAAGATGATTTCGCGACCTTTATGGTTGAAGAAATCGCTGGTCAGGTTTCGCCCTACGCCGACTTCGGCAACGGCACCGCGGTGGATGTGAACTACAACTATCCTGTTCGCCAGAACTTCCGCTATCAAACGACGCTTAAGTATGGCGATTTGGAAGTTTCCAAGGCCGCGCTCGCCAAAATCAATCTGGCTGCTCGCAAGCAGTACGCTTCGGCTCAGGTGATGGCTCGTGCCGAAAACGTCTTCCAGCTTTACGGCGTTAAGGGAATGGAGATTTACGGTCTGCTGAACGACCCGAACCTTCCGGCCTCCATCACGCCGCGATCTATTGGCGGCAATACGACTTGGGAATCCAAGATCGACGCCGATCCGAACAACGCTTCCACGCTCGTTTTCAACGACGTGAACAAGCTGATCGGCGAACTGATGGCTCGCAATGGCGGCCTCATCGATGCCAATACTCCGATGATTCTTGGCATCAGCAACAAGCAGCTCAACTATCTGACTCAGCCGAATAACTTCGGTAAGTCGGCTCTTGAGCTTCTCAAGGGCAACTACCCTGCCCTGACGGTTGTTCAGCTCCCCGAGCTCTCCACGACCTCCGGTGAAATGCTTTACCTCACGGTTCCTGAGCTTCTGGGCGACAAGACGGGCGAAACGGCGTACAGCCGCGCATATATGCTCGGCCGACTCGTTCCTAAGCTTTCTGCTTGGGAACAGAAGGCCACGGCGGCGACCTTCGGCTGCGTTATTCGTCGTCCGAATCTCGTTGCCACTATGCTCGGCGTCTAAAACTCGTCGGCGACAAAAAAATCATTCAACTCCACTTAGGGAGGTCTTTCGGGACCTCCCTTTTTTTTGTTACGGATTTTCATCATGGCTCAGAAAAAGAAATCCCAGACCGCTCAGACCACCCCCATCATTACGGACACCACCGAGGAGCCCGTAAAGCGCGCTCGCGGCTCTAGCGGCGGCGAGACGGTCTACATCGCCTGCGGCCTTCAGCTCGGCATTAGTTTCGACGACGTAGACAATGGCACCGGCGGCACAAAGACGATCACCTTGCCCGGCATCAATCAGAGCCTCGCAGGGAAGTCGAAGGGCATCTTGCTTGGGGAAGGAAACGCTGTCCTGACAAGCATGAGCCGAGAAGATTGGGAATGCATCAAGCGCAAGCACGGCAAGTCCAAGCTGTTCACGTCGTTCCCGCCCTTACTGATGGAAGTAAAGAGTCAGCAGGAATTCCGCGCCCGTCGCGATGAAATCGGCGAAATGCGCACGGGGCTATCCCCTGTAGATCCCAAGTCGGTGCCCGGCATCGAACCCGCGCCCGTGCAGGAGGTGTGATATGGCTTCCGTCGTTTTGGACGTGGCCGAATTCCGCATCTGGTACCCAGGGCTGACCGAGGAAGTTATTTCCGATGTTCTTTTAGAAGTTCTGTGGGATCAGGCAGTCGCGATCGTCGGAAACACAGACCAGACGAGTTTCGCGCCATACAAGCCGCCCGAGGTTAAGGATCGGAAGTACCTGCTCTATTACGCGCTCTGTCACTTAGCAACGCTCAGCACCTTACCGATGCAGCAAACCGGTCGCGTTCAGAGCGCGTCCGAGGGTTCTGTTTCTACGTCCTTTGATCTCATTAAAGGCAACTCAACGTCTGAGCAATGGTGGCTGCAAACGCGATGCGGCGCTCAATACTGGATGATGACAGCCCGATATCGCCTTGGCGGCCGAATGTTCGGACAAAAGCAGTACCACCCTTGGGGATGACTTATGACGATATCGATCAAGGCGTCAGGCAACCTGGCGAGTCTGCAAAAAAAACTTGAACAACGAATGCCCAAGAGCGTATTGGTCGGCATCGACGACAAAAGCGACGTAGCCGAGTATGCGAAATATGTTGAATACGGCTGGGTTCAGCGCGTAACAGAGAAGCAGTCTCGGTATTTGGCTGGCGTCTTGGGCGGATCGGCGCCCGCGCCGGGCTCGTCGCTTGTCAATCCGCCTCGTCCTTTCCTACGAGGAACTTTCTCCGCAGAGCGGAAGAAATGGAAAGACGTCATGCAGAACTCTTTAGCTCGCGACCTGTTCAACTTTGACCTTGCGTTGATCCGAGTGGGCATGGTCGCAGCCGAAGATATCCGCGAAACGATCGTTAAAGGCGGCACCTCCAAACAGAAGTTTCCCAAACGCTCCTCGCTCACGATGGCGCTTTATCAGGCGCTCAAAGGAGATCGAAAGGGCGAGGGCGGCAATTCTGATACGGACAAGCCGCTAGTTCTTTCCGGATCACTGCTGAACGCAATCACATACAAGCTCGAATGAGCTGAACAACAAGCAAAAAGATAGCCCGCGAGGATCATCACTCCCCGCGGGCTTTTGCATATCTGAAGGTTCATTTCAGATGGAATCTATTTTAGTACGAATCACAGTTGATGTGTCTAATGCTATGCAAAACAAGGAATTACCCCTTCACGGAAGAGTGCTGGTGTACTCGTGTGCTTTGCTCATAGCTGCGCTGGCATTTTTTGTGGTTTGCGCTGGTCTTTGGTTGATTTGATGGTGCGATATGACTGGTTTGAACCTTCACTCCATCGTGCGCGGCGCGATCAGCTCAGTGCATCCAGACATATCAGCGACGCTTTACCGCTCTGTTGGCGATTACGGTGAGGACGATCGAGGCAATCCCGTTCAAATCTTTGCGGCCGGCGTTCCGGTAAAGGCTCAGCTCCAATCGCTCGGCTCGGACGTGGTTCAGCGCGTAGAGGATATCTCGATGGCTGCAACCCTGCGAAAGATGTACCTATTCGCCGATACGAAAGCATGGTCAATGTTTCGTCCGCTATCTAAGACTGGCGATTACATCAAAGATGAGCGCGGATGCCTGTGGCTGGTAAATGCCGTCATTGAGGACTTCACGCTTTCCGGCTGGGTTTGCCTTCAAGTGCAGATGCAGACCACGCGACAAAAAATTTGGATAAGCGACGGAACAGGAGAACCCACACCATGGACGATCTGACCGTTGACCAAATTGAGAGGGCTATGCGCGCATTTTTGAGCACATATGCACTGCCCAAGCTTCCCAACACCGACAAACTGCATTTGCTGAATGGCTTTTTAAAAAATGTTGGGCTCCCTTCTGATGGTGACGATTTCTGCGTCTTTACGCCAATCACAACCGAACGCAACGGCACAACGATCGAATCGTTCGATCCCGGTGATGAAGCAGTAAAGCTTAGCGTTTACTTCACTATCGCCATACAGGTTGATTGTTATTCAACCGACCTCATTTCAGCACAACAGCGGGCACAGGCTTACGAAGCTTTTGCCCGCTCATCTTATGGCGTCCAGCTATTCAAGTCCTTCGGGCTTGATCTTCAGTACGCCGATAGCTTGCAAAACCTTACGGCAGTAATGGACGCAGGCCAATACGTATCCCGATGGAGTCTGACGCTCCACTTTGGGCTAAAGAAAGTGCTCCAAGTTCAGGAGCCGTCTTTCGATTCTGTCAGTGTCGACATCGCAAACGTCGACGTGAAATTTCCTCCCAAGGAGTAAATAGATGACGATTCCTGCGTCGCACATTGTCTCGGTATCTCCGCGCGTAATCAGCGGCGGCAGTGCCGATCTTGAAACCAACGGCATGGTGCTCACTAAGAGCTCCTTGCTCCCGGCCTCTCAGCCCGCGATGGAATTTTCCAGCGCATCCGCCGTAAGCGCACTTTTCGGCGCTGAGTCCGATGAGGCGATCTTCGCTCAGCAGTACTTTACCGGCGTAAATAACTCACAGAAGTCAATTAACACGCTGGTGATCGGACGCTATGTCGCAGCCGATGCGCCAGCTTGGGTGCGCGGCGCAGAGCTCAAATCGTCACTTGCTACACTCAAGGCTGTCACTGACGGAACTCTGACGCTGATTATTTCCGGAGCCACCGTTACGGGCTCTGGCATCGATTTGAGCGCTGCTACCAGCCTTAGCGAAGCGGCATCCATCATCGCTGACAAGATTGATGGCGTGACGGGCAGTTACGACAGCAATACCAACACCTTCACATTCACGACGGTTGCCGTCGGCAAGGACGCGACAATTGATCTGCCGGAGGCTGTCGGCGGAGCAACGGTCGGAGCGGCTATCGTCGGCACCTCCACGGTCGCTATTGAAGGCACGGATCTGGCATCGATGCTCGGCCTTACTATTGATCAAGGCGCGGTCCTGTCGCAGGGCGCAGATGCCCAGACGCAGACCGAAGCGCTTGAAGCTGTCGGCGCAGTCACGCGTAATTGGGTCGGCTTTACGACCCTGTGGGAGGCGTCGGCGGACGAAGCTGAGGGATTCTCTGCTTGGGCAGACATTGACGATGACTACGTCTACGTCGACTGGACGACAGATGAGAAGGTAACCAACACCCTGACGCAAGCCGGCACCAAGCCGGCTTTTTTAATGGGCAAGGAATTTAACTGCACGGTCTGCATTTACGGCAACTATGACTTTGCGGCCTTTGTGCTTGCCGTCGGTGCTTCTATCGATTGGCAGCGCGAACAGGGCATTAAGGCTTGGTTTGCCAAGAGCTCATCTGGACTGACGCCGCTTGTCTCCGACGAAACGCAGGCGGACGCTCTGGAAGCTGTCCGATGCTCGTACTACGGCATTTTCGCCACCCGAAACTCTCGTTTCACCTTCATGAATACGGGGGCGCTTACGAGTGATTATTACGGCTTCGTTGACACGCTTTACGGCTCGATTTGGCTTCGCAACGCGATCCAGCGTTCTTGCATGGACGGTTTCACGTCAATCAATCGCGCCCCGTACAACGCGGTCGGCCAAGCGTTTATTTCCGCATGGCTACAGGATCCGATAGAAACCGGCCTGAGAAATGGCGTAATTGATACGGGTCTGGAGCTCAGCCAGTCGCAGAAAACGCAGATTCTGCAAGAGGTCGGAACAGACATTTCGAACAGTCTGTACACAAATGGGTATTGGTACAGCGTTGCGATGCCGGACGCCAATGTGCGCGTACAGCGCGGAAGCCCGATCGTATCCGTCTACTACGGATATGCAGGAAGCGTCCAGCGACTGGAAATTCCTGTCACCGCCGTCCTCTAACCAAATACCTAAAACCAACCCACGGCCGCCCCGCATCAGGAGCGGCCTTTTTTATGGGCGCAAAAAATGGCCGAATATTTTGACGTAACCAGCGCCAATGCGCAGCTGGTTTTGGCTTGTGAAACTCTTTATCCGAGCGGCGTGCAGCTTAACGGATTCTCTACAGACTCTGTTATGTCGTCCGATCCGGTCGACCGTACCGAAGCTCGTCAGGGCGTTGATGGGCGCTTGGTTGCGGGCGTGATTTACAACCCTCAGCCGGTTGCAATCACGCTTGAAGCAAACTCCCCGAGCTTGGAAGTTTTTGAGACGATCCGAGACGCAATGGCGCACAACAAAAAGCCATACGCACTGACGCTGACTGTCGTTCTGCCTGCACTCGATAAGACCGTGGTCTACCGCCGCGGCGTGCTCGTTTCCGGTCCGACCATTCCGGCGCTGGGCCGCACGCTCCAGCCGACAACGTGGACGATGCAGTTTCAGGAGGTGGCGTAAATGGATGATGAGGTCAAGATTGAGCTTGATGATGGCGTCGATTTCGAAGGAAAGACGCGAAAGCTCAAGTTTGTCATTCGTAAGATGGGCGCCTTTTCGGCCGAGGCGTGGATGATCCGCGCCGGCCTGCTCTTGGGCGCTGAAGTGGTTCAGCTTCAGAACAAGCGCGATTTTGGTGACTTGTTGGCTGCTCTTTGCAAGGTTAAGTACGAGGATGCCAAGCCGCTCTTGGATGAGTTGCTTGACTGCTGCCTTATTGACATTGAGGGCGTGCGCAAAAACGTTACACCAACGCTTCAAATGGTGCAGCTCCCGACGACGCTCATTCGTCTGCGGATGGAGGCGCTGAAAGCGAACTTCGGTTTTTTGCAGGACGCCGCGAAGTCAAGCTCCCCAGAGGCGCCGGCTTCGCAGCAGCCTGTCGTGCAGTAAAAGCAACGGCAAGTTTCGCCAACGTGCCTCCGATGTGCGGACGAATCATTACCGCGCGGCTGGCAACGCTTGCGGAACTTAAGACAACGCTCACCTTCGAAGATGCGGCCAACCTTGACGAATGTTTACTCATTGAGAACTATCACAATTGGCTGGTACAGAAGCTAGGGGAAGAAAATGGCCGACGGAATTCTTGAAAATTTGATGATCCGCATCGGTCTGGATGTCGCTGAAATGCAGGCCGGATTGCGGTCTGTTTCAGCGGCTATCGAGCGCGTTTCCGCTACCGCCGAAAACTCAAGCGATTCAATCGACCGGATTGCCGCGACGGCGTCGAAGACGAGCATTGTTGTCGGCAGGGCATCGGACGATGTGGCCGACCGCATCATGGAAATCGGGACGGCAGGGCAGAAGGCTGCCCTTACTGTCTCTAGAGCTATGGATACGATCGGCGCCAAGGCGTCCGGCGTTACAAACATCCTCAAAAGCTTAGGCGGTCCGCTTTTAGCGGCCTTCGCCGGGCAAAAGCTCTTCCAGCAGTTTTCGCAGGGCGGTGACGCTCTGGCCAAGTTGTCCGATCGTTTGGGCATGTCAGCCCAGAAGATTGACGCGTGGGCGAAGGCGAATGAGGATGCTGGCGGCAGTCAGGAGGCTTTCAAGGGCGCCTTAGAGAACTTCATTCTTACGACCGGAAAGGGCGAGGAAGAGTTCTTTCGCATGGGCGAACACATCAAGGGCCTCAATCAGCGACAGGCCGAGTGGTTTTTAAAGACTCAGGGCTTGTCGGCAGACAGCGCCGCGGTCTTTTTGAAGTATCGCGATTCCGCCAAAGATGCTGCCAAAGCATTTGAAGGCGTGGCAATGACCGATGAACAGGTCAAGATAGCCCGTGAATTTAACCGGCAGTGGAAGTGGTTCACGAATCAGGCCTCATCATTGGGCGGCATTCTCATGACCGTTGTCATGCCAGTCATGACAAAAGTCTTGAAAGCACTGTCGGACGGGGTGAGGTTCTTAAGTGAGCACTCCAAGGGCATCAAGCTCTTGGGCGGCATGGTCGCAGCGGTATTCGGCGCGTCGTATCTTAAGAGCGTGTTGGGAGCATCCAAGGCATTTACCGTCCTGATGAACGTCGTAAAGGGCGGCATGCCGGTCATGAAGGGGTTCAACGCCATCGTTGCAATGAACCCCGTCGGTGCAACAATCGCCGCAGTGGTTGCTCTCGGGCTTGCGCTGGACGATCTCTTTGCTTTCTTGCGAGGCGGCAACAGCCTTCTTGGTGACTTTTTATCTTGGCTAGGCTTTAGCGACAAGCAGATCGATACCTTTAGAAAGAACCTGAATTCGTTTATTGATTTTGTTCTCAGCATTCCCTCGCGGATTGTTGGAGTCTTTAAAGACGGATGGCAGGAACTCAAAGCAGTCGTTTCAGGGTTCGCCAAGCTGATTAATTTCGAGGGGTTAACCAAGGCCGCAAAAGAGTTCTGGGAGGGCATGAAGGTTGGGGCTTCCATGATTGGAAGCTTCATCGCAGCGCCTTTCAAGATGCTCGTAAAGGTGATGGATGGCATCGAGAAGTTTTTCACAGGCCTCCCCAGCGCCATTAGCGGCGGGTTCGACGCCTTTGCTAAGCATCTGTACGAGTCGTTTCTAGCCATCTTCATCACGCCGATCAAGGATGCCATCGCGTCAATCTTTGACATCGACTTTGGCAAGGTTGCTGATACGGCTAAGGGCATGGCCGATAAGGCCGTGGGCAAAGTGAAATCTTTCTTCGGCTTCGGCGACGATGACGAAAAGAAAGAGGAGCCGAAGCAACAGGCCAAAACGAAGAGGGCAAAACCAAAAGCCGATCAGGATGATTTCAATGCTCGCTATGAAGCGTATTTGAATCAGCAGATGGACGAGGAGGAGCGGCGTGCGTTTGGTCCGCCTGAATCGCCGCCACCAAGAAATGCCGAACTGTCTAACCGGCAATTGGATTACATGAAATCGCTCTTTACAGGGCGAGGACAGAATTCTGCCGAAGATTTTGAATACATCAACAAGATGTTGCAGGCGAATTCGGCCAATTCGGCAATTCAGATGTCTCCGGAAATGGCAGGCGTATATCCGGCTGGAGCGTTGGCGGCCTCTACAGCAAATGCGAACAACCAACCGCAGGTAAAAAACAACCTGCGCGTGACAGTTGAAACGCATATCCAAACGGATGCTGATCCCAAGGCTGTCGGCGAAGCTGTGAGTCAGGGCGTCAACCGCGCCATGATGCGAGGGAAGGACCTGATCGCAAATGCCGCTACTGGCGTAGTACAGAAGGGGTGACCAGATGGCGCAGTCCAACAACGCAACGTGGGCTGTAGTCACGGCAAGCGGACAAAAGATCTGCGATTACGACTCGATCGATGACTTCGCAGACGATTCATCTGCTTCTGTGCCTACAGAACCGCAGGAAAACGGCGCCTTGTATGCATATGACAAGGTGCCGCAGCCGAATCAGATCAGCGTGTCTTTGCTTTTCTCCGGCGACTACTCCAAACAGCAGGCCGCTTTGGCAATCGTTGAGCGCGCCCTGAGAAGTACCGAGCTTTTCACCGTCGTAACCCCTGCCTCGGTGCGCGAGCGCATGACGGTTGTCGGGTTGTCGGTAACGCGCTCGGCCTCTTCGGGCGGCAACATGCTGATCATCGAACTTACGCTCCAAGAAGTGCGCAGCGCACAGGTGGGCGGAGCAACCGCCGTTTGGGCTCCTAAGAATCCATCCGGCGCGAGCAAAGCTGACGTCGGACGGAAACAAACGGATGAAAGCATTGTGAAAGGCATAAAAAAGGCCACCTTTGGAGGATAAATTGCAATTGGTTCCTTTATCTCCGCTTCCTCATCAGCAGTTCTCGATCGTCCTTGACGGTCAGAACTGCGTTATTACGCTGAGGCAGATGGGGAATGGTCTTTATGCATCCGGCACGATAGATCAGGTTGACGTGTTCTCTGAACAGTTGTGCAACAACCGAATCCCCGTGCCGGCCTTCAAAACAAACGACCTTTCCGGTCACTTGGTTTTCGTAGATACGCTCGGCTCGGAGCATCCGAGATACGACGAGTTGGGATCGCGTTTCAAGCTCTACTACCTTTCTGAGGGTGAAGAATGGCAAGCATGACGTTCAGCAAGAAGGTCATTCGGGCCACAGTCACTCTTGATAAGTCGGGAATGAATAACCAAAAGGTCTTTGAGGGTTTTGCTACTCACGTATCGATCTCAAAGACCGGCGGCGTCGACTTCGCGCAGTGTGCGATTGAAATCTACGGCCTGACGCTTGACGTGATGGCTCAGCTTACGGTGCTGAGCTTCCGTCCGCTTGGGCGTCGTTGGAATCTTCTGGCGATTGAAGCAGGAGAGAGCGGCGGCACCCTTTCTTCCATTTTTCAAGGCGAAGTGACCTCTGCTTATGCAGATTTAAACGGATCCTCACCAGTGCTCAAAATGGAAGCAAAGACCGGCGCCTATCCGATTTTGGATCCGACGCCGCAGTATGCGGTTTCCGGTCAGCAGTCCGTGGGCGAAGTTCTGCAAATGCTCGCGAGTCAGACCGGAAAGACGTTTAAAAACGAGGGCGTTGACGCAACGCTTTCAGACTGTGTGATAACGGGCGATCCGATCACAAAAATGCGCGCCGTTGCTGATGCTGTAGGGGCTGATCTCATCATCGATGATGATCAAATCGCCCTTGTGCCCAGAGGCAAGGTGCGCCAAGCAGAGGGCGGAATTCCGGTTGTGTCGGCCGATACCGGCATGATTGGCTATCCGACCTTCTCCGGCACAGGCATACAGGTCAGCAGCTACTTTCGTCCTGATCTCCGGATTGGCGCGGCAGTACGGGTTTCGTCAATCGTGCCGTCGGCCTCTGGCGTTTGGAAGATCGTGAGCTTGTCACACGAACTCTCTGCAAACACTCCCAATTCTGGGGCTTGGCTAACCTCCTTCGAAGGCATGTGGCTCGATGACTGAACGACTTCAAAACGCGACCGACTTCACTGGATCGAGCGAGCTGAATGCGCTGAACTTCTTTGTGTGGTCGATCATCACGAACAAGGTCAATACAGCCATCCCCGTGCGCGTAGACACAATCGAGCGCCCGGGCGAGGGCGGAGGCGCAGCATATCTGTCCGCAACGCCGCTCGTAAAAATGCGCGCGGCGGACGGAACGGCCTTGCCGACTGTAAGCATCCCTAAGTTGCGTTGGTTCCGCTATCAACACGGCTCGGCGGCAATCATTTGCGACCCCAAGCCCGGCGATATCGGTCTTGCAGTCTTTGCGCAGCAGGATGTAAGCGTGCTTTCGGGTGGAAACGAACCGGTTCAACCGGGGTCTTTCCGATGCTTCGACATTTCTGATGGCTTTTTCCTCGGCGGCTTTTGGGGGTCGGCGCCGAAAACCTTCATTCATATCGAAGATGACGGCACCTTGCACATCGTGGCACCGAAATCGGAGCACGTCGAAAGCCCCCAAATCACCATTGACTGCGAGAACATCGTTGTCAATGCTTCGAGTGCTGCGACGGTGAATACCGAGACGGCGACGATAAACGCTTCTGGCTCAACGAAAGTAGACAGCCCCAAAGTGACGATCACCGGCGATACGAAGATTGAAAAAACGCTGATGGTTGTTGGCCAAATTACGGGCACGGGCGGTCTTGCTGTAAGCGGCGGCTCTGGCGCCACAGTCGACGGCAGCATGAAAACCACAGGCGATGTGCAGGCGGGCGGAATCAGTCTGCAAGGCCATGTTCACGGTGGCGTACAGGGCGGTTCCGGAACGACAGGGACGCCTCAATAGACGAAGAGAAACAAATGACGCATACGGCATACACACCGAAGCTCACAGACAACTGGGGGTTTCAAATCGATAGTGCGGGGCAGATCGTCATGTGTCAAAGCACAGCTGCGATCTGTCAGGCCGTAGCGAATGACTGCCGATGCTTCACAAACGATCTCTACTTTGAAAGCGAACGCGGCATCGATTGGTTTACTGACCAGCTCGGCAAGCCCATTCAAAGGGCGGTTGTAGCTTCAAGACTGCGCGAAGCAGCGGAGGCCGTGCCGGGCGTCGAATCGGTTGAATCGATCGAGCTTGAAATCGATCAGGACACAAGGCGCCTTACGGGCTCCATCAACATCATTACTACGGACGGTGACTATGGCCGAGCTGAACTTCGATAGCAACAAAGGCGTTGTCATCCCCGAGACGCAAGATGTTCGAACGGATCTTGCGGCCTCAGTACAAGAAGCTTTTCGCACAGATCCGTTGCAACCCGTCCTCGATACAGATGCGACCTCTCCGATGGGGCAGGTGGTGGACATCATTGCCGCAGAGGTTCAGGCGAAGAATTCTGAAATCGCCTTTTTGGCGGCCATGTCCTCACTCAGCACCAGCCGAGGGGCTTTTTTAGATGCACTCGGTTCGCTGTATGGCGTAGAGCGCAAACTTTCCGAGCCGACGATCGTGACTTGTATTTGTACAGGTCTCAAGGGAACGACGATTCCCTATGGCGCAATCGTGCAGGACTCTTTGGGCAATCAATTCAGGCATTCGGCTGCGGGCGGAGCCTCGATCGGCGAAACGGGGACGGTTCAAACGACTTTCTCAAGCGTTGAGCATGGTGAGATTGAGGTTTTGCCGGACTCAGTTACGAAAATCGTGACCATTGTGGCCGGCTGGGATTCGATCACGAACCCCGACTCCGGCGCCACAGGACGCGTGAAAGAGCCGGACGGGGAATACATGAATCGCATCATGCAGAGCTACGCAATCAACGCTCTGGGCTCGCTCGAAGCGATTCAGGCAAAGCTTTCAAGCGTTGACGGCGTGCTTGACTGTGTGGTTCTAGAAAACTTCACGAACGAGTATCAGACCAAGTACGGCATCCGGATCGATCCCCATTCGATCGCAATCTGCATTGTCGGCGGCGAAGATGGCGATATAGCTGAGGCGATTTACCGCAGTAAGGATTTGGGGTGCGGGACGACCGGCAACTATTCGGTCGGGTATGTGGCGAAGGACCATTTCGACGCTAAATACACCTATCAAATAACACGTCCGGAATCAGAGGACTTCAAGGTTCAAGTGACCTTCTTTGAAACTGGCATGTCAGATGAAGATCAGATAGCTGTCAAAGAAGCAATCATCGCTGATTTTTTGGGTGAAGGGACAAACCCGCGCATCAAGCTTGCCACTACGGCCTATGCCTCTCGGTTTTATCCAATCGTCCAAAAAGCGACAGATACGCCCTTGCGAGACGTCGTTATTGGCTTGGGTACAGGGGAGAAAGGGACGTTTGTAGAGATCCCTGCCAACATCGAACCATCGATCTCGGCGGATACGATCTCGCTTGTTTTCGCCACGGAGTGAGGCTATGGCAGATGTTGAAACGTGGCAGAACTTTGAAGATGTAGCAGACGTCGACGCGATGGCTGATGTGAGCTCGCTTGCTTCTGCTGCCATCCAGTCCCAATACTCCCACTCCCAACAGTTTCAAAACTTATCTCTGGCAGTGCGGGATGGGATTGACGCGACGAAGGACGTCGACAAGTTTCATCAAGCAATAGCAGATCCGCAGACTGCCTACGGCGTTTTTTTGGATTGGTGGGGCAAGCGCGTAGGCGTAGATCGGTACATCAAAGTGAACGGCGAGTATGTTCGCTTTGACGATGACTACTATCGATTCCTGATTTTTTATCGAGCGCTTTGCAACATTGCGAACGCCACCGCCGATGCGGCAAATCGGCTTCTTTCGATGCTTACTGATACGGTAGTTTTTGTCGTCGACTACCAAGACATGGCAATTTCATCGGTCGTCATCATCGGCGCGATTCCCGATATGCAGTCGCAGATTTTGTCGACCTACGGGCTTCTAAATAGACCAGCTGGCGTCCTCGCCAACTACCTGATCATCTATCCCGATGAACAGATTTTCGGGTTCGAGGGAAGCCAACTTCTTCCGTTCAATCAGGGCGTTTTCAATCCGGGGAGAAGTATTCCAATAGGGTAACGCATTACAATGTACCGTATGTTTCATTTATATAAAAGGTGAAAACATGCGGAAAGATGATCTCTTTGGGCAGCGCTTTGGGCGTCTCACGGTGACAAGGGAAGGGGAGCGAACCTCCTCTGGTCGCGTCAGGTGGCACTGCGTGTGTGACTGCGGGAATGAGCTAGATGTTTACGGCCCATCTTTGAAGAGCGGCAACACGAAGTCTTGCGGTTGCTATCACAGCGAAAAGGCAAGAGACCGCTTAATGACGCACGGGTTCGGCTCTCGGACAAACAGGCCGAGGATCTATTCGATTTGGTGCGCCATGAAAAACCGATGCTACAGGCCCGTCCACAAGGAGTTCTCTCGGTACGGCGGAAGAGGAATCACCGTCTGCGAGGAGTGGAAAGAAGACTTTTTGTCTTTCAAGCGGTGGGCTGATGCGTCTGGGTACAGTGATGATCTAGAGATTGACCGCATAGACAACGACAAGGGATACAGTCCTCAGAATTGTCAATGGGTCACACGGAAGGAGAACTCGAACAACCGATCGAAAACCTTACGCATCTATTTCAGAGGGAAGAAGAGAACGATCTCGGAAATCTCAGAAATGACAGGGCTGTCTTACTGGATTGTGTATCAGAGGGCCGTCAAGCTGAGGTGGTCAGGAGAAGATCTGGCAAAGCCAAGCAGGCTATCGCATAGGAAACCTTAATGGGCATCGAACCCCGGAAGAATCACACCTTCCGGGGTTTGCTTTTTTTCAGGGGAATCATGAGCAAATATCCTCAACACTTTCTGACGGCGGCGATCGCCGAAAGCGGCGACAAGACGATCCCGCCGAGCACCGCGATGGAGGCAGGTACGGGCCGCTTCTCGCAAGAAGTGGGCTTCGGCCCCGTCAACGCCATGCCGATCGGCGAGGGCGGCATCCCGCCGAAGCGCGAAGACTTCAACGGGGCCCTCTTCCTCTTGTCGCAATTTCTCGTCTGGTACCAACAGGGCGGCATCATGAAATATTCCGCTGTGCTTGACTATGAGCCCGGCAACGAAGTTTTTCAGGGTTCTCAAAAGTTTAGGTGCCTTGTGGCCAATGGGCCCAGCACCACCGCAGTAGCACCCGGCAGTGATAAAACCGTGTGGAAAAACATGGATGCTCCCAGCGTCATCGCGGGGCAGATCACACCCTTCTACAACTGCAAGCTGGGCGGTTCTGATGGGCGCCGCTTGATTCCGTGGGGCGAGAGCGTTGCAGATGAGCGCTATGTGCTGTGTGACGGCGGCGATGATGGTTTGGGCGGTACCGTTCCGAACCTCGTAGGCAAGTTCATTTTGCCGTCAACCGTCGATGAATCCGGTGCAACAGGAGGCTCCCAAAATGTCACGACTGCTGAGGCGAAAATTGCCGGTACGGTCGGTGAAACGATTCTCTCGATTGATCAGATTCCATCACACACCCATTCGGGCGCTACGGGCAGCGCCGGCTCGCATTCTCATAATCGCGGGACCATGAATATCACCGGCAAAATTTTGGGATGCAACGAAGAAGATGCCTATCCGGGTGCCGAAGGGGCGTTTTACCGAGACGGGATGTCGTCAGGCGGCAAAGGCGGCTTTTCTGACTACAACATTTCGTTTGATGCGTCGCGTACTTGGACCGGATCAACCAACACAACGGGGTCGCATGCGCACTCGTTGTCCCTCGATGCAACAGGCGGAGGAAAGGGACATACGCACTCCCTTACAGGTGAATCGCACAGCCACAAGATCAGCCTGCCCCTTCCTCCATTTTTTAAGTTGGCTTTCTTTGTGAAGCTCCCCGAATAATTACTCGGGCAACTTCACGAAATATGCGAGCTTGAAAAACGGCGGCAGCGGAAGATCAATTGCATGCGAGTGTGAGGCGCCATCAAGCGAATGTGAGTGCCCTTTGCCGCCACCGGTATTGTTTAGCGACATCGTGTGTGAGTGCGATCCAGCCGCACTGGTTGAACCTTTCCAATTTCGAGCGGCGCTGAAAGAGCATTTGAACGAAGCATTTTCTGAGTCTCGATTGTCACTGTTTGGGCATGTTCCGTTTGAATAAAACGCGCCTTCAACGTAACTGATTTTGTGATCGTCAACGGGGAAGGAACCAGTGATATCCATTGTCCCGCGCGTGTGAGTGTGTCTCCCTGCCGAGGATGTTGAGCCGCTGTGGGTGTGTGATGGAATCTCACTCAACAAAAAAGATTCAAACAGGCCGAGAAATCGGCCTTTTTTATTACCAATTATCCTAGAGGGCGCAAATGGCCTCTGCTGATACGAAAAAGTTCCAGTTCCATTACGTTCGGAACTCAGTCGGGACAATCGACGGTCAAAGCGTCCTGACTCAGACCGAAGATGCGATTAACGAGGTCGGAGAGTACACGTACCAGATCGTCGCAAATACCGAAGAAGCGCTAAGAATTGCCAATCAGGCGCTCACCACCGCCGACTCAGCGCAGTCTGCGGCCACCGCGGCAGTCAATACAGCCAATTCAGCTCTGAGTCAGGTGACCTCTTTGACCACCGTAGTGAATTCGTGGAATGAGCGAATCACTACTGCCGAGTCCAATTCGGCAACGGCGGTATCAACGGCAAATGAGGCGAAGGCAAACAGCGAAACAGCCATAAAGACAGCCGACACCGCGGTTACCACGGCAGATTCAGCTCTTGAGTTGTCAACCGACGCGGTTACTACCGCCGGTTCGGCGCTTGATGCAGCGAATCACGCAGTAAACGTTGCGAGCGATGCGCAAACTACCGCGAGCGAGGCAAAACAAATTGCGCAGCAGGCGGTTGTAGATACCGAGGAGGCCGTCGAAGTCATGACGACTTTGAAAGATGAGGCCACCACTCAAGCAAACAACGCCAAAACGTCTGCGCAGGACTCGGCCTCAAGCGCTAGTCAGTCGTCTGCAAATGCAGACCTAGCGAAAAAGTGGGCGACATGGACTACCGGGACGGAAGACCCAGACGACCTAACGGCGCCGCTCGATTACACCGTTGATGGATACGAATATTCCGCCAAATGGTATGCGGAGCAGGCCAAAGCAAGTGCCTCGGGAGCAGAAACATCGGCCACAACCGCCACTAGCGCCGCTTCTGCGGCAGAGGAATCCGCGACGGCCGCCAAATCGAGTGAGGACGCCGCCAAGACTTCCGAAACCAACGCCGGCAAATCACAAGATGCCGCCGCTAAGTCCGCTACGGCCGCAGAAGATGCCGCAAAACGCGCCGAAGACGCGGCCTCATCGTTCACGCCAATGACAGAAGAAGAAATTAACTCAGTCTTTAACTAAGAGAGGAGAGAAGCAATGTGAACGTCATTCGGACCATTTCTGCTCCTGAAAGGCGGAGCTTAAAGCGCCTTTCAACCAAAGCCGCCACGCCCGCAGTGCGAGCGCAGGTATTGGCAGTGACGGACGAGGATGTGCCCGAGGATACCTACGACCCCGTTAACTGGCAGCCCGGCGATCTCATCACGGCAAAGCGACTAAATCAAACGGATGCGGGCGTCGACAAAAACGCGGAGGAGATCGTAAAGATCAAATCCGATAAGCCCACCGCCATCCAAACCAATCTTATTGACAACCTTTTTTTTACGACCAGGAATTAGAAAATTATGGCCACACAGTTTCTTGACCTTGCCGGTCTTTCCCACTACGACTCCAAAATCAAGGCCGTCTCCGCGGGCGGTATCTCCATTGCCGGCAAGGTAGTAACGCTCAGCGCCATCTCGGGCGCCGTTCTCGGCACCTTCACGGTTCCGGACACGGTCTACTCTCTCGCGACCGAAACAGCCGACGGTCTTATGTCAAAGGCCGATTTCGCCAAGCTTGCCGGCATTGCCGCAGGCGCCACGAAGGTCGAAGAATCTACGACCAACGGCAACGTCAAGATCAACGGTACGGAAGTTGTCGTCTATGAGCCTGCTACCTATACAGCTCATGAAGATGCCGCTCTGTACAAGATCACCGTCACTGAAACCGGCGCCGTTTCGACCGCTACGGCTGTCACGAAAGCAGACATTACCGCTCTCGGCATCCCGGCTCAGGACACGACTTACGGCCTTGCTTCTGCTACTGCTGACGGCCTGATGTCTAAGGCTGACTTTGCGAAGCTTGAAGGCATTGCAGCTGGTGCTCAGGCAAACGTCATTGAAGCCGTCAGCGTCAATGGCAATGCTCTCCCGATCAACTCCAAGGGCGTGAACATTGATCTTTCGGGCTACGCGCTCAAGGCTGACTTTACCAGCGTGCTTTCTTGGAAGGGCACGGTTGCCACCTTTACTGATCTTCCGGCTGATGCGGCTGTCGGTGACACGTACAACATCGTAGCGGCGTTTGATCTCGATGGTCAGACCTATCCCGCGGGCACGAACGTCGCTCGCACTAGCGGCGATACGCCGACTTGGGATCCGTTGGGTGGTTCGTTCTCCGTCACGGCAGTTGCCACCGCCGACATTGATGCTCTCTTTGCTTAATCTCTAGGAGAAAAGTCTCATGGCTTCATTTCTCGATCTGGCTGGCCTGACCTACTTCAAGCAGCAGCTTTTCTCCAAACTGGCGCTTAAGGATGAGGTTGTGCTGCTAACGCCTCAGACGCTGACTGCCGCTCAGCAAGCGCAGGCGCGAAAGAACATTGGGGCGATTTCGGCGGCCGAGGCACCCGCACCCAACCTGACACCGTACCTCACGAAGGCCGACGCCGCCTCGACGTACTTGGGCATCAACGCCAAGGCGAAGACCGCAGGAACGGCGGATACGGTGCCTTGGACGGGCGTGAGCGGTAAGCCCAATCTCGTTCGTAGTGTCAACGGAATTTCGCCGGGAACTGATGGGAATGTAACTATTCCTATTCCGGCACGGATGATGCCTAACTATGGATCGTACGTTCAAATTGGTGCAGGGGATTACACTCCGAGCGAAGATGGTTGGCTGAGACTCGAAAATATGAATAGCGGTGACTATACGGGCGGGAAAGTCATACACAAAGCCAGCGGTGCCTTAATTCTTGAGTTCTATCAAAACAGATACCCTGGGAATGCGACAATGATGCTCCCTGTACGAGCCGGAGAAACATATACCGTTAGCAATCCAGGCAAGATTTATTTCCATAAAATGATGTGAATATTATGACCCAAAGATACAAGATTCAAAATGAGAACACCAAAGAGGTGCTTATTGCCATTGGTGAGGACATCGAGTGGTTCGAAGCAATGGGTTATACGGAAGTTGGAGAAGTAGAGCAAGCCTACGATGGACGCTATTACGTCGCGGGCTATGAGCCTGAGATTCCAGATGAAGAGTTGGAGGCAAGGCATCTCGCAGAAGCAAAGCGCGAGAGAGCTGAGCAGGTTGGCGCAATCCTCGTCGAGGTCGATGGGATGGTCTTTGATGGTGGAGAGCGTGCCCAAACTAGAATGGGGAACGCTATTCGCGCGGCTGAGATTTCAGGGCTCTCGTCTTTCGACTGGGTGTTGGCAAACGACGAGGTCGCGACAGTCACGCTTGAGCAACTGAAAGAGGCGTTTGCAAAGTCCGTAGGGACAATGTGTGAGCTCTGGCCTAGACCTTACGAGCGGGCATAACGGCGTTAACTATCGAGAAAGTTGGCACCCCCGCTCTAGGCGATAGGACGATCCTCAATCGTGCGTCAGCGTTAAAGAACGTTTCTTTTGGAACATCGTTGTAAGGCGATAGCCACCGGACTTGATGGCACGAAGCAAACGCACTTTTACGCTCGTCGGTAGGCGTCTGCGGCAGGCTCGGTCTCCGATGTTCGATGGGCCATCAAGCGTCCAGACGCAAGCCGAAAGCAATCTATGCGGAGGGAAACGTTTCGCGAAGTCGGAGTAAGGACAGAACAGCCAGTCGTCGACGGGAGCCGGTATCGGCATATAGGTAGCTAATGCGTAGGCAGCGGCTTCGCGATGAATCAGATACGCAAAGGCGCAAAGCGGTGTTGGCTGGATGATCCGAAACAATTCCGTGTCATGAACTGGATAGTTTTCTCCGACAGTGAACGTTTGACGGGACCCGTGGAGCTGGATGACGTGGACCCCTTGAGGAATCCAATCGGAAGAGGTAGCGAACAGCTTGAAGCGGGGCGATAGGACGATGTCGTCCTCCATGATCAAGCCCCATTCGCAGTTGCTTTTTACGAGCTTTTCCCAACAGGCTGCGTGCGATAGGAAGCATGCAATCTCAGTTGGCCACAGCGCTTTTCTGAAGACGAATTTCTCGGGGGCATCGTAGGGGGCCTCTAGCCGGGCGAGTTCCTCAGAACTCAATTTACGACCGTCTATAGCGTGGATGCGTTGGAAGGAGAGGCCCTGCGCGGAAAGTTGTTTTGAAATCGATTCTAGGCGCTCGGCCGAGCGATCAAGGTTAACCACTAAACGAAGAATGTTGGTTGGGGGGGGGGGTAACATCTTGAAACATGTTTGATATGGGTGCAAAAAATGGCTCACGGTTGTTGGCTCACCCATGAGCATGGTACGTATGCATAACTTTATCACACCGCCTTTAGGCGGTTTTTTCTTATGTGGAATTTTATTGTCAAGGCGCTGAAAGAGGCGCTGAAGGAGAAGGTGACTGAAATGACGAAAGAAGAAGTGAAGGAATGGCTCGACAAGCTCGGCGTCAAGGTCGAGGAAGTGACGGACGAGCTCATCGCCAAGGTTGAGGCCCAGAAGGCTCTGCTCGATGCGGAGACGCGTCGCAAGACGCGCGTCTTTTGGGGAAGCGTTGCGGGCGTCATGACAGTGGTCGGATTCGCCGCTGGCTTTTACGTCGCTCAACTTATGGGGTGATGTGATGCCTTTGCACGATCTCCTACCAAGGGGAGTTGAGGGAGCGCTCGCTGTGCTTGGTGGGTGGATCGGCTTGATCTACAGCACCACTTTGCAGTCGGTAGCGCCTCTCGTCTGGTGGTTCCTCATCTTCGTAATCGCCGACTTAATCACAGGCATCTGGGCGGCCATAAAAACCGGCACATGGTCATCTAAGCGCTTGAGTTTCGGGATGGTTAAGAAAGGTCTTGCCTTCGCGATCATCATCCTTGCTCACGGTCTTGATGTGTCGTTTTGGTACATCTTGCACGACATGCCTGTGTTTCAGAGCGTCACGCTCTGCGCTTATGCATGCGGCGAATTCGGCTCAATCATTGAAAACGTAGAAAAGGCCGGGTACGGAGAGGCTTTGCCGCCAGCACTGCGAAAGATCTTTTTGACGCTCGAAAAGCGTCTTGAAAACGCCGTCGACTCAAAGCTTGACGGCATTGGTCTGAATGACGACCCCCAAGATGACCATAAGGATAAAAAATGAAAAAGAACTTTGGGGAGTATCCCCCTGATCTTGCCGTGCCTCTCGTAATTGAACATGAGGGTTTTCGCGGCAAGGCATATCTGTGCCCTGCGGGAGTTTGGACGATTGGCTACGGACACACCGGCGGTGTTCATCCAGACGATCAAATTGATATGGAAAATGCGCGTCAAGTCTTAGCTTCTGATCTGCAAGACGTGCAAAACCGACTGATCGAGTACCTCAATGTTTCAGTGACGAGCGGGCAGTTTATAGCTCTGATGTCACTTGCTTTCAATGTCGGCGTTCGGGCTGTATCGATGTCTAAGCTTCTGCGCAAGCTGAATGAAGGAGATGAAGAGGGCGCCGCCGACGAGTTTTTGGACTGGACAAAAGCGGGCGGCAAAGAGCTTGCTGGACTAGTCAAGCGCCGACGCGAAGAACGCGAATACTTTTTGCGGGGGTACTGATGCTTAGTTGTGTATTCAAGTGGGCGGTACGAATACCGCTGGATCTGCTGATGGCGATCGTAGGGAGACTGGTAGCACCGGTTCTCCCCTTTTTTGTGCAAGAAAACGGCTATTTGCCTCGGTGGCTTTGGTGGTTCCAGACGCCGGACAACACCTGCGACGGTGATGCAGGGCATTTGGAACGATGGCCTCGATCGGGCGGTATCTGGACTTATCTGCGCAGGCTTGCGTGGTTCTTGCGAAATGTCGCTTACGGTTTCGGCATCGACGTTCTTGGCGTTGATGTCTTGCCGACGGACAGCTGGATCGTCGAAGGTGATGAATCTGCCGGCGATCAAAGCGGCATTAGCGGCACGTGTTATCGGCGCGTGTACCGCGGCTCGAAGCTTGTTGCTTTTCACTGGTATTACGTAAAGCACTATCGCTTGTTGAGGCGTCCGTGCTGTGTTCGCGTTTCGCTCGGCTGGAAGCTTTTCAGCTCTTATGAAGCAGGACGAAAGCACCATACCTGCTACGCAAATCCCATTAAAGGATGGAGCTTGCGAGGTGACTAATGACTATCTGGAAAGTAAGCGCTGTCGCGGTGCTTGTACTCGCAGTTTTCGCAGCGGGCTATCAGCTCGCTTCGGCGCGCGGGGATGCGGCTCTCAAGGCGTATCAGCTCGAAGCCGCCGAGGCGCGTGCGGAACAAGGGAGGAAAGACTATGCGCGATTGGTTGCAGCAATGGATGCCGTCGCTACTTCTCGCAGCGAGCTTGATAGTGCTCGCGCTGACGCTGACCGGATGCGCAACGCGTTCGATCGTCGACTGCGCAGAGCAGAAGCCCTTGCCCAAGAGCCTGACGGCGCAGACCTCGCCAGATGCACAGCTCTACTCAGAGAAAGTACAGAGCTTCTTTCTGAAGGTAGAGAACTGGCTATCAGAAGTGCCGCCAAAGCAGACGCCGTAAGCACACTTCAAAAATGAAGAAACCCCGCTCGGGCACATAAGCTCGGGCGGGGTCTTTTTTTGTTCCAACTTTCCGGCAGTTGGCGCCGTCGCCTTTCTGCATTTGCAGCTCTGCGGTGCGTCTCTACTGATCCTGCCGCAGACTTTCCTTCGAGTGCTTAGAGTAGTGGATCCGTCGAAGGCCGGAGATTCCACCTTTACTACTCAGCTCTTAGATCATGGTTTCGAATTCGAAGTACCGAGCCAGAAGCTAGGCCGCTTCACTTTTCCTTGAACTCAAAATTCATGCGCTCTTTCGAACGGCGAGGCTAAGAGCTTTTGCCTCGCATCCCGTGGATCACTTGCAAAGCATTGTATGTTCTGCGCGGAGAAAATGGGGCGATGACAAATTTGTCATCATTTGGCCGCAACGATAATCGGTGGAAGCCAATTCAGTTTAAATTTCTGCTCCCCTTTGCCTTTGCGCGGACCTGTCCAGACACCATGCCAATGGCCGCGGCGCAGGTGAGTGCGCACAGTGCGGCCTGTGGCTTCATGAACAGTTCCGTCATCTTCCTTAACGTGCTGGCGCAGCTTCTCTCCTATTTTTTGACCGATATTCCAAATACGCTCTTTTTCAGCAGGGAAGAAGCGCCAGCCGCGCTTGGTCTTGCGCGCAGACGCATACTTTGGACTACTTCCGGGCACTCTCAGATCATCAATTTCCGGCTCATCAGAGCAGATAAAGAGCAACAGTGAAAGATAAGAAGAAAGCTCTTCAACAAACTTCTTATTGATCGCCGATTCGCGTTCTGGGGGCGTTAGTTCGGGATGGTCTTTGATGATGTCCTGAGCTAAATCGATGTGCTGGACCATGCCGGTCAAAATATCTTCAAGAGGCGTGTCGTCCAGCACAATCGCCAGGGTTTGGAAACGAGCGGGCGGAACGGCAAACATCAAGCGTAGTTCGGGCACTTGGTGCTGCATGTTCCAATCCAAGGACGCATAGAATCCCTCGGTTTCATGCCCATAAAAAGTGAAGCCCGGCGTCTCAACAAAAATTGCCCACTCAGGAAGTCGCAGCAGCACGTCCGCCGGAAGATCTCCGGTAACGGGCGTGTCTTTAAGCGCAGCCAAAAGCTCCGCATCGAAGCGGTAGACGCCTTGAGAATATCGCCACGTTCCGACCGAAGGAACGAAGCTTAAAAAGCTGGAAAGGCTTCTTAAATCCATTTGAGCACTAGAATCAAACGCACGCTCTGCGAGCTTCGACCAGATGCTTACAGGTATGAAGCACCATGATGGCCAATCCAGCTCGCCCTGCATTTTTTCTTTGTAGATGTCATTTACGAACTGCGGCAGGTTGGGCTGGTTGTGCATTAGGCGGCTAAGGTCTTCGGCTGGGCGGCTCATGATTTCGATGGCTTCCAAAAATAAAGAGACGACTAGCATCTTACTAGTCGTCTGCCATCTACTTTTCAATCAACATCGTCCGAGTCGTCTCGGACTGATGTTCTCCTTATTTTGGTTCCCAAGCTCTAGAAAATTCACGATCCTTGAAAAGCGCAGCAAGACCGGTGATTTGCTTTAAACGCAACACCTCGTCCGCATCCATGCCGATGTTTTTCATGATCCAGGCGTCCGACATGCCAGAGTCCACTAGCTCTTTCACGATGTGGCTCATAAGCTCCACATCATGCGTTCCTCGTGCACGGTTGTGGCGGATAGTCGAAGCCATGCGGTTGCTGACGTCCTTATCGATCACGACTACCGGAAGGCAGCCACCCTCGCGGTCGAAAATATCTTTGTGTGTTTTCATCACTGTGTAGCGATGAAATCCGTCCACGATTTCATATTCGTTCGAACCGGTGCGATAGCAGACAATCGGCATGGTGTAACCGTCCTCGAGGATGCTTTTATAGAGCAGCTTCATTTCAGGAGCGGCAACGCGATTTGGGTTGTATTCGTTAGCGTGGATTTGCTCTATTGGAACGCGCTGAACGTTATATACAGGGGATTGAAACATTCTTGCCTCACAGGATATTGCGGTACTTTTCGAGCGTCGCTTTACGCTTTGCCATGAACTCTTTAGTCAGCGTGAAGCTCAGGGACTTGCAAAGGAAGTCGTTTTTGATGATGCACATAGCCATACGTCTCCACGTCGGCCAGTCGTCTTTCCCTTCCAGCTCCGGCAGCTCGTCCAGTGCATCCTTGAATTTGACTACGTACTTATCGCCCTTGCCGCGCTTACTGAACTCGCCTGTGTTGACGATATCGGAGGCGTAGTTCTTCTCTAAGACTTGAAGGTGATCGTCCCGCACAGGGCATCCGACCTCCTTCCAGTACTTAATAAACTTGATGAATTTATCTCGATAGTTCTGCGCTGCTTCGGGCGGCAGCGTGGTCAAGAGAAACTCTGTGAACGACTTCCAAGAGTGATTTTTTGGCAGCTTGTAGTCGTTTTTCATAATCATGGTGCCGGAGTAGATATTGCCAAAATTGGCTCCCGACACACGATTAACGAGACGACCCCACGTCTCCGGTTCGATCACCTTGAACTGCGCAAGTCCCGCCTTCGCTTCGTTGCCGAATGGCTCGTCGATGCGCATTTTGTGGATAGGCACCCCGGCTTGATACATCAAGTCGTAAATGGGGTTATAGGGCTTCTTGAAGCGAGAGTAATACGTCCAGATATCTTCTACTGCCCAGTCATATATTGGATAGAAGTTAAAGACGTTCTCTGAGACCTTCGTGCTGAAAGTCTTCCCTTTGTAGGTTTCCTTATCGCTGGCAATCGCACGGAAACGGTTCAAACTTTCGTCGGTGCGAATGCCCACTAAGCACGCAGTCTTTTCGCCATGCCCCAGCGTCTCGCCCACGTGAAGGATGAACTCCTCGAAGGTCATATTTTCCTTGTACCAAGTGAAGAAATTGTTTCCGAGGTTGATTACCCACTTGTTCTGCGGCATTGGCCGCACCCAAATACTTTTAAGCTCCGGTTTCCACCATACCCAAGTTGGCTCGAAGTAGCTCAGCGAGTTCGGGCTTGTCATGGGGAGGCATATCCAATGCGGGCTTAAGACGTCCTCGTTTTCAGAGAACATCTTTTCTACGTACTGGATGCTCTTACGGTAAAACGCCTCCAAGTCGAGGAACACCACGTCAAACTTGCGCTTGCGCTGTCTGGCCACGTCAATACACAGATTTAGCAACGCTCCGCTGTCCTTTCCGGAAGAGAACGAGAGGTAGATATGCTCGAACTCATCAAAGACATAATTGATGCGTTCTAATGCCGCCTCGTAAACGTCTTTGTCGATATACCGCTTCATAAGTTCTCCAACTTAAACTGTCCGATTTTGAATGCACTAATTAGATCCAGCTTCTTTTTGATGCATTTATCAATCATTTTTTCAAGACCAATATCGCCCGTTAAATCGACATATTCGCAGTCGTTTTGTTGTCCAAGGCGATAGATCCTTGCTTCCGATTGTTCTCGGAATGCAAAGTCGAAAGTTTTATCGAAATAAATGATCTTTTTGTAATTTTGAAGGTTTAAACCGTAGCTGTTCTTGCCGTAAGTTAGAACGTTGGCTGCGGGATAAAGAGAGAGAACGCGTTCAACCGATCGCTTAAACTTACAAAACACCAGAGTCTTATCATCAATTAATCCTCTGAGTGCATTCACCTTATCGACACTCAGGCAGTAAGAGTGCTGGAGCTTCTGGAGCATCCCGAGGATCTTTACATCTGAACTATCTTCTAGCTCAGACAACAGTTCTAATTTCAAACTGTCGTAAGCCAGTCGCTCGTCTTCTGTCAGGCGCCATCTTTTGGTGTGATAGTGTTTTACCAGAGGTAGGTTTAGCGAACACTCGTACACGAAAGGTTCGATTATCTTTAGCAAATGGTTTACATTCGCGTATCCCGTGATAATCGTATCTACAACACGACCATTCTTGTGCTTTTGCTTATAACAGCAATAATCATCTCTGAATTTAAAAAAATCCTTTTGCAGAATCTTGGGCGATAAGAACTGCATCTGAGCGTAGATGTCCAGAATGTTTTTAGTGACAGGGGTGCCATTCAGAATGAGCTTGTAGCTCGCGTAATTGCCAATTGTTATAAGGCGCTTGGTTCGCTTGGCATTCATGTTCTTGATTTTCAAAGATTCGTCAACAACGATGAATGTAGGTCCTGACGACTGAACGAGATCTAGCACTTCCAAATAAATGCGATCACTTTGCCCGATACTTTCAACGCCGTAAAACTTGATCGAATATCGACAGTCGCACAATTGAATTTCGGCTTTTACGTTCTCTATCGTTCTCAGGGGCGCAACCCACACAACCAGATTGACGCCCTCTACTGAATTGACAAGAGATACTGCGGTTTGAGTCTTTCCGGTTCCGCAGCCCATGAACAAAGCGCCAACCTTGAGACGCCGCAGTTTTTCTACAGCCGCCTGCTGGTTATCTGATAAGAGTCTCATCGATAGTCACCTCTGATGGGACATCAAGGGCAGGAGGTTGGTGCGTGGTGATCGTCACAGCATTCTTAACTCGATCTATTAATTTAGGATTGATGTCAATGCCCTCACCAAATATTTCTATCAGCTCCTCCGCAGAAATGCAGCATTCACTCAGCGTTTTGAACGTTTTGGTCGACTGCTTTTTGAGGTTAAACTTCATATCTGTATTCACAGACAAGTTGAGTTCATTTGAGCAAACGCCGCTGCGAATCAACTTCTTCGGGAACCAAAAGGTGTAACCGGCATATTTTGACTTGGCTGGCATGGCGATTAAAGCCGCCTTTTCAGTGATCCGAATGATGTTGGTTGTATAGATGCGGACAAGCTTCCAGTCCGTCATGACTCGACCTTTATGATGTGAATTTGTGAAGGGTTTGGCACGACATATGTCGTGTGACATCCGTACAAGTCCTCAAACTTTTCTTGGCGAAGATACCGATCTTCCGCATAGCTTGGATAAGACTTATATCGCTCATCCATGCAGTTCTTGATGGCTGCCACCAATCCTGGCGGCTTCTTGTCGTTAGCGCGATATCGACGGCCGCGATATAAATACCCACCATCCCAGAAAGAAGACCTTGGCTTCAATGAGTACTGTTCTTTAATTTGATCATCAAGAGCCAGATACTCATCGACCGAAATATAAGAACATGGTTCGTCAAGGCCAAAATCTGAATCGGTCGCGATGCCGCGTATGATGGCATCTCTATCAACACATTTAGGGTAGTCGTATACGTTTTTGATAATCGCACCGTCATAATCGTTTAGGAGCAATTTGCCAGAGATAATGTCATGTACAGACTTTCCGGCCGCATCAATGATCAACGGGCGTTTGATATCTAACTCTACTGTGTAGAGATAGCCCGCGTTTTGCTGCCCGTGTTGAGAGCGGTATGCACACGCTACGCGGCGAGACGAAGAAAAGAAGAAGAAATCCCCGTAATCTTCATAGCGCCCATATTTTTTGTGAGCTCCGGGTTCGAAGCGATGGAACCGGTTTGGTGAACCATGATACGCAAGCATTTTCTTACTTCTCAGCTATTAAATCAGGGAATTCTTTGCGAATTTCGTTTATGTTCTTCTCGGTGATGAGACCTCTGTCTGCAAGCGTCTTGATATGTCTTCCCACATCTTCGAGACTGTCAAACAAAAGCACCCCGTCCGGAGCTTTATCGCCGCTGTAGTACCAGCACCAATGCCCGAACGTTCCCTCTTCGAGGACGTATTTAAGGCCGTTATGTCGAAATTCGTAGCGCGGTTTATCGCACACGCTTGCCCACTCATCACTCACAAGGTCGGCCAGTCTGGCGCAGACATCTTCTGACCACCATCCCGCATCGCGGTCGGCAAACTCGATCTTGTTCATTAGCGTTCCAGCCTCCGGCAACAGGTGCCGACGCCAAATATCAGGACACTCGCTTTTAAGGCAGCTAAAGGCCAGTTTTGCGCGGTTGTTAATGATTGGTTGCGCCATGCGCCGCACCTCATCCGCAGCGATTTTTGCTTCGTCGGATGAAATCCCTAGACGCAGTATTTGTTGAATATCGGTCAGCATCCAATATGCCGTTGTGTATTTTTCGACCTCGGATACCTTTGGTGAAATCGAATGAAATACCGATTCGATTGTTTTTTCAACAGTATTCATGATGTTCTCCAGTTTTGACTGAATCCACATGGAGCCGCCGAGGCGACCAAAGAGTGTGTGTTGTTTAGGTGTAAGCCTGATATGAACGTATCTCGTCCCGGCTTCTTTTCGTCCGGCACCCTTTCGTGCGCCCCCGCGCTTGTTTTGAGAGTTTGCTGGCATCGCGTTTCTCCTTTGATTGATAGCATGTATCTTTCAAAGATAAAAAGCAAGATGAAATCTACGATGTATCAATCAAGACTGATGCACATCAAAAAAAAGCCCCGTCGATGGCCGAGGTCGACGGGGCGGGGTATCAATACTTTCCAGCGAAGTATCAATACTTTGCCGGTGGAGTATTCATACTTTCCGGAAGAACTTCTTTTAGCGTATCCATGGGCAGAATCGTGTCTGCCCACGCCTGCATGAGCGGACGTCGCTGCTCAAGCAGGTCGCTTCTCTGATATGCCTGCTGGACGGCGTTGCCGGTCGCATGCATAAGCGACTTCTCAGCAAGGATCGGATCCTTTCCGGTCTCTGCGCACCAGTCACGAAAAGTTGATCGCATTCCGTGCAGAGTGGCGTCTTCGTCTCCTGAGACTTTTTTTAGACGCCTGGAGGCAAATCGCCGGTCGCAAAGCAGTGAGGCCCGAGTTTTTTTCCAGTGCGCGAGGAGCGCAAGGGCTTGATCTGAGAGCGGCACGACGTGCGGCTCGGGCCGACGGTCCTTTCGGCGCTCGGGCGGCACGGAGAAGGTGCGCGTATCGAAGTCCACTTCGCTCCATCGCATGAAAAGCACCTCATCACGCCGGCATGCGGTGAGGGCGAGGAAGATGATTGCCGGATCGCTCTGACACTCCCCCGTGATGAGCACCCGGAGCGCGTCCCGGAGCGCGTCAAGTGAGATCGCGTGAAAGTGCTCTGGGCGGCGCTCTTTCGTCTTGAGGGGCAGGTAGGCGTCGAGGTTCCCACGCCATAGCGCGGGATTCGGGATCGTCATGAAGCCGTCGCGGCGCGCGAGCGTGAAGATCATCTCCAAAAGCCCGCGCAAGTGGTGCGCGTTTTTGTACTGATCCCAAACGCCTGTGAGGAAGTCCTTGACGTTCTCGACCGTGATTTCGTCAAGGCGGCGGGACGCGAATCCCGCATCGCGGAGCGCGATGTTCGCGAGCGCCTGATACGTCCATGCGGAGCGCTCCGCCCAGTGTCTCAAATGCTTCAGCTCATCAAGTGCCCCGGGGACGTACTCTGCAAAGGTCGGGACGAGTGGACGGGCGCGTTCGGCGCGCTCCCGGTCGCGGGCGTCCTTCGGGTCGATCCCGCGCGCGAGGAGCGATCGGACCTGCGCGGCTTCGGCCTTGACGACCGCGAGGGTTTTGTCCTTTGCACTTCCAAGGCTGAAATCGCGCCGGCGGCCGTCTAGGGTGTAGCGGATGAAGTAGGTCCGGGAGAGTCCGCCGCGGCGGACGACGAGATAGAGCTGCGGCTCGACGAGGTAGCGTCCATCCGGGAGCGTGAGGGCGGACTTCGCGGTGACTTTTTGAGCGGGAGGCAT